ATGAATACACAATCGCGCCGTGCCGCAGTCTACGTCCGCATCTCGAAGGACCGCTCCGCCGAAGGCCTGGGCGTCGCCCGTCAGGAGGCCGAGTGCCGCGAGCTCGCCACCCGGCTCGGGCTCGAGGTCGGCCCCGTCTACGTCGACAACGACCTCTCGGCCTCGACCGGCAAGCCCCGCCCGTCCTACCGCGCGATGCTCGAGGCGATGTCCGCCGGCCAGCTCGACGCCGTGCTCGCCTGGCATCCCGACCGCCTCTACCGGCGCCCCGACGACCTCGAGGAGCTCATCGGCGTCGCCGACGGTGCCGGCGTCACCTTCGCCACCGTCAAGGCCGGCGAGCTCGACCTGGCCACCGCCTCCGGGCGCATGGTTGCGCGCTTCCTCGGCGCGGCTGCTCGCTACGAGACCGAGCGGCAGGCCGAGCGTCAGTCGTCGAAGGCCCGCGAGCTCGCCCAGGCCGGCCGCAACAGCGGCGGCGGCTACCGCCCGTTCGGGTGGGCCGACGACCGGCTGGCGCTCGACCCCGTCGAGGCCGACGCGCTCCGGCACCTGATCGACATGGCGCTCGCCGGCCAGGCCGTGAACGCGATGTGCTCGTGGCTGACCGCCTCCGGCATCAAGACCACGGCCGGCGGCACGAGGTGGTCGAGCGTCGCCGTCAAGCGCATGCTGACCTCTCCCCGGTTGGCCGGCCTCTCCGTCTACAAGGGCGAGGTCGTCGGCCGGGGCGAGTGGGAGCCGCTGATCGACGAGACGACCCACCGCCGCGTCGTCGAGGCCCTCACCTACCGTGGGCCCGCCCGCGCCAACCGTGCCCGGGTCGCGCTGCTCAGCTCGGCGATGCTGCGGTGCGGGATCTGCGGCTACGGGCTGCTCACGTTCCGCCGCAACGAGAGCCGTGACAAGCAGCGCGCCTACGGGTGCCGGGAGGCCACCATCGCCGGCCGCCCCGGGTACGGGCTCGCGTGCGGTCGCGTGAGCATCCGCGCCGAGGCGCTCGAGGAGGACATCGCTAACCGGGTCCTCGCGCGGATCCTTCGCAACCGGCGCGCGATCGCCACGTCCGCCGAGGGCGTCCGCCGGCCCGACTCCGCCGCCGGCGAGCTCGGCGAGCTCGAGGCCCGGCTCCGGGACCTGGGCGTGGACTACGCCGACGGGCTCCTCGGGCGTGTCGAGTTTCGTGCGGCTCGGGACCGGTTGACCGAGCTCATCGAGGCCGCCCGCTCCCGCCTCGAAGCCGCGGAAGCGCAGGACGGGCTGCCCGTCGGGTCCGCGGAGGAGGTCGCTGCCTGGTGGGACGCCGCGTCGCTGTCCCAGCGCCAGGTCATTGTTCGCGGACAGATTCTGCGTATTCTGATCGGTGCCCATTCGGGGGGGAGGGCGCACTACGACGCCGGTCGCGTGACCATCGAGTGGCGTTAGCGCAAGAGGGAGAAGGTCACGTCCGTAGTGTTCAGCATCACGTAACACACCCGGCGCGCCGTTTATGTTCTATGATCCAAGTAATGTAAGAACCTACTCGCCAGTACGCACTGCCTCCGCCAAACCGCCAGATGAAGGACCGCCACCATGAGACCGTTCGGCTACGAGCGCGACCGCTTCCACGTCCGTGAAGCCGAAGCCGCGCTCATCCGCGAGGCCGCGGACTCCGTGCTCAAGGGCTCCTCGATCCGTGCTGTGACCACCGACTGGAACGACCGCGGCGTGGTCACGCCGGGCGGCAACACCTGGCGCCCCGTCGTCCTGAAGCGCCTCTTGGTCTCGCTCCGCGCCGCCGGCAAGCGAGAGAACCCCGACGGAGCGATCGTCGACGGCGGCTGGCCGGCGATCCTCGACGACGACACCCACCGCCAGCTCGTCACCCTGCTCAACGACGAGGCCCGCAGCCCCGCCCCCGCGCCGAAGGGCCGGTCCTACCTCCTCACCGGCGGCCTGGCCACCTGCGGCCTCTGCGGCGCCGACCTCATCGCCCGCCCGGACAACAAGGGCCAGCGCGGCTACGTCTGCAGCTCGGGCTCGCCGACGTTCGGGTGCGGCAAGATCCGCATCAACGGCCACCTCCTCGAGGAGGAGGTGGCGAACCGGGCCCTCGCCCGACTGCTGCGCGAGGACGCCCGCGAGCGCCTGGCCGCGCTCGCCGAGAAGGCCCAGGAGCGTGCCAAGGTCGCCGAGGCCACCCTGGCCGACGTGAAGCTGCGACAGGCGCAGCTCGGCGAGGACTACGCCGCCGGCAACCTCACCGGCTCCGCCGCCCGCGCCGCAACCGAGAAGCTCGCCGAGCGGTCGCAGGCCGCCCGCCGCGATCGCCAGCTCGCCGCGGACCTCGAAAACGTCGCGTTCCTCGAGGCCGACGACCTGGTCGAGTGGTGGGAGGGCGCGTCCCTCGGGCAGCAGCGCACGCTGCTGTCACTGCTCCTGTCCGGGGTCGCCGTACACCCGGCGCCCGTCGTAGGAAGTAAGACGTTCGACCCATCCCGCGTGAAGGTCCGGTGGCGGCGTTAGGTAACGTAGGCGCTCCGCCGCCGTCGCCACGTTCCCCCGACGTGGCACGCGCCCGCTTCCCCCGGCAGGCGCCTCATAGGAGGACACAACGTGCCCGATCCTGACCGCATCCGCGAACTCGCCCGCGAGATGGAAGATGACGATTCTATCCCCCCAATGACGTCCGCACAGACCGACCAGCTCGGCCGACTGCTCGCCGCTCCGGGCGACCGCGGCGCCGCGCAACACCAAGCCCGCCGCGCGTGACGAGGGGGCCGGTGTCGCGTCCGCGCCGCACCCGTCCCGCCCGGCCCGTCATGTGAGGGCACCGTCGCGTGTGGCCGTATGCTATGACCATGCCGACCATCAACCAGATCCACGACTCGCTCGCCGAGCTCCGCGTCCCGCTCGCCGACCTGCAGCCCTACGGGAAGAATCCCCGCCGCGGGAACGTCGACGTCATCGCCGAGTCGCTGGCCCGCAACGGCCAGTACAAGCCCGTGGTCGTCCGCCGCGAGACCAACGAGGTGCTCGCTGGCAACCACACGCTGGCTGCAGCGAAGCAGCTCAAGTGGACCGAGCTCGCCGCCACCTACGTCGACGTCGACGACGACCACGCCGCGCGGATCGTGCTCGTGGACAACCGCTCGAGCGACCTGGCCGGCTACGAGGACGACGTCCTCGCCGAGCTGCTCGACTCCCTGCCGTCGCTCGAGGGCACCGGCTACGACGACGACGACCTGGCGGCGCTCATCGGCGGGCTCCTCGACGAGCCGGAGACGTTCACCGACGTGGACGACGCCCCCGAGGTCGCCGACGAGGGCGTGCCGACGATCAGCCAGGAGGGCGACGTGTGGGAGCTCGGCCAGCACGCGGTCCTCTGCGGGGACTCCACCGAGGTCTCCGCGGTGTTCGACGCCCTCAAGGGCGAGCGCCCCGACGCGGTCTGGACGGACCCGCCCTACGGCGTGTCCTACGTCGGCGGCACGAAGGACAAGCTGACGATCCAGAACGACGGCGCCGAGGGCCTCCGCGAGCTCCTGGACGGTGCATTCAAGACCCTGGCCACGGTCTGCAAGGCCGGCGCACCGGTCTACATCGCGCATGCCGACACCGAGCGCATGAACTTCGAGGGCGCGATGCGCGACGCCGGCATCATCTTCCGGCAGAACCTGGTCTGGGTGAAGCACTCCCTGGTCATGGGCCGGTCGGACTACCACTACAAGCACGAGCCGATCCTCGAGGGCGTCGCCCCGGGTGGGCCGAAGGACGCCGGCGCCGAGGACGAGGAGGAGCCCCTGGACCACGACGGGATCCTGTACGGCTTCACGCCCGGCGGGCAGGGCCGGCTCGGCCGCGGCGGTAAGAGGTGGTTCGGCGACAACAAGGCCACCACCGTGTTCGACGCCGCCAAGCCGAAGAGGAACGACGTCCACCCGACGATGAAGCCCGTCGAGCTCATCCGCAAGATGCTGAAGAACAGCCTCCCGCCCCGCGGGCTCGTGCTCGACCTGTTCGGCGGCTCCGGCTCCACCCTGATCGCTGCTCACCACCACGGCGCCCGCGCGGTGCTCGTCGAGCTCGATCCCCGCTACGTCGACGTCATCTGCCGGCGCTGGCAGGAGCACACCGGGATCCAGCCGATCAACCGGGCCACGGGGCAGCCGCGCGACTTCACCTCGGCGGCGGCGTGACGAGGCCGACGCAGACCGAGGAGCAGTTCCGGCGCGCGCTCCGCGAGGTGGCTGAACGCTACGGGTGGTCCGGCTACCACACGCACCGCTCGGATCGCTCCGATGCGGGGTGGCCCGATGAGGTGCTGTGCAAGCCGCCCCGGATCCTGTTCGTCGAGCTCAAGACGGATTCGAAGAAGTCGAAGCCGTCGCCGGCGCAGGTGCAGTGGCTGCGCGACCTCGAGGCCTGCGGCCAGGAGGTCGCGCTGTGGCGACCGGCCGACTGGCCCACGATCCTGCGGGTCCTCGGCCCACGGGGGGAGCGGGCGTCGCTCGTGCTGCCGTCGTGACCTCCTGGCATGGCTATACCGTGTTGACGTCTGTCGGCACCAGCGCCTAACGTGGGTCCCGTCATAGGACCACACAGTGAGGAAGGCGGGAACCTGCGATGCGTCGCTTCGCACTCCCCCTCGTGCCCGGCGCCCAGCCGGGCCACTGGCGCGCAGCCGAGCTCGTGCTCGCGGCCCCCGAGCTGTCCCGGTCCGTCCCTCACAGCGTCGACTACGTCGACGCCGACGGGGTGACGCGCCTCGAGCACGGGGGCCCGATGGTCCCCGGCCCGATCGCGCTCATGACGCCGTGCCCGTACGGCCTCCTCACCAAGAGGCCGCTGCGGCTCATCGACGGCGACGTCCTGGTCCTCGGCAGCCTCGAGTACCGCGTGGACGCCTACGTCGGGCGCGTCGACCTTTACCGCCTCACCTAACCGAAGGAGCCAGCCACTCATGGCCGGAGAAACTGTCATCACCGTCGTCGGGAACCTCACCGCGGATCCCGAGCTGAAGTTCACGCCGTCCGGCGACGCCGTCGCCAACTTCACGGTCGCCTCGACCCCGCGATCGTTCGACAAGCAGTCGAACGAGTGGAAGGACGGCAACCCCCTCTTCATCCGCTGCTCGGTGTGGCGCCAGATGGCCGAGCACGTGTCCGAGTCGCTGTCGAAGGGCTCGCACGTCATCGTCCACGGGGCGCTCAACGTCCGGCAGTACGACCGCCAGGAGGGCGGCCAGGGCACCAGCGTCGAGATGAACGTCTACGAGGTCGGAGCGTCCCTGCGGTTCGCCTCGACGTCGCTCGCGCGCCCGACGCGCGCTGCCGCCGGCTCCCAGGCGTCCGCCGGGCCCGTCGCGCAGGCGCAGCCCCCGTTCGGCGGCGGCCAGCAGGCCGCGCCGGCGAGCTCGAACCCGTGGGACACCGGCCGGTGAGCGCGGCTGCTGTGGCTGCGCCAACGGCGCCGCCGGCCGAGGACGTCGTCCGGCGCTGCTACCTCTGCCGGCGCCACCCCACCGACGGCCCGTACGCCGACCTCTGCGACCGCTGCAAGACCATCCACGAGGACGAGCTCGCCGATCGGCACGCGGAGGCGCTGGCCGAGCTCTCCGGCGACGACTGAAAGGCACCTGACCGCCATGCCCTCGAGTAGCCAGCTCAACGACCTACTGCACTCCCGTCACCTCAACCGTGCGCGGTGGGAGGACTACGAGTTCCTGCGGAGTTCCGGCGTCGACCATGAGCGCGCCTGTCGCCGGGTCGGCCTGAAGGACGAGTCCGTGCGGCTCCACTACGCGCGTCTCGGCGTCCCCGTCCCGGGTGGGTCATGACGGGCGCGGAGGCCCTGCCGGAGCAGGCCCTGACCGCCACGGCGGCGATCACCCTGGCGGTGGTTGTCGTCGTGGTCGGCGCGTGCGTCATCCGGCTCGCCCTCGAGGAGACGGCACGGGTGCGCGCGGCCCGTGCCGTCGTCGCTCGGGTGGCGCGCGATTGGGAGGGCGTCACGCCGGTGGCGTCCCCGACGAGCACGGAGGGGCCGGTGCGGCTGCAGCAGCAGCGGGTGGCCGGCTGGTCCGTGCCGGACGGGGCGGTGCGTGTCTCCCGGGGCACGCCCTGGGGCAACCCGTGGCGGGCCGGCGATCGCGTCGCGCTTCCGTCGCACGAGGGGTCCGTGCTGGTGACGCCGGAGCTCGCGGTCGACCTGTTCGCGGCGTGGATGCTCGAGCGGCCGGACTCGCTCGAGGCTGCGGTGGATGAGCTCGCCGGCTTCGACCTGGTGTGCTGGTGCCCGATCGGGGAGCCGTGCCATGCGGAGTGGCTGCTCGAGCAGGTGCGGCTGCGTTCCGAGGTCCGCGACTTGACGTTCATCAAGTAATGGGTGTATGGTGTAACCATGTTCACCGACACCGCAGCCCGGATGCCCGCCCGCCCCACCACCTCCATGACGGAGATCGCCTACCGCGCCGCCGAGCGCGACCTCCTCGAGGCCGAGGCCCGCTGGAACGCCGCCCCGGCCGGCACCGCCGCCGACCGCCACGCCACCTACCTCCTGCGCCGCGCGCAGGCCACGTTCGACGCCGTCGCGCTCCCCGCCTGATCCGCCCCTGCCACCGTCATAGAAGGGCACCATGCCATGATCGAGAACCTGCTCGGCACGATCAACGGCTTCCACGTCGTCGTGGTCGTCGCGCTCGTCCTGTACCTCGCCCTCACCGCCAAGGAGACCCCCCGATGAAGATCACCGCCCACGACCTCCGCTCGCTCCGCCGCCTGCTCGCCGCCTGCGGTGTCGCCGGGGTCGACGCCCCGCCGGCCCCCTCACCTGTCACCGCGCGGGCCCTGCCCTACGACGAGGCCGCCGAGCTCGCGCTCCCGGGCCGCCACCGCGCACCCCGGCACGCCCGCCCCGAGTCGCGCGACAACCGCCTGTTCCCCCTGGCCGCATGATGCTCGCCACCGTCGCCGCGATCGCGGCCGTCATCGTCCTGGTCTCCGCGGCCGCTGCGAGGCTCCCGTGAACGCCCACGTCGCCCGCCTGCCCGACCCCCGCGAGGACGCTGCCGCGCTCGTCGTGGCCGTCCACGCCGGGAACGTCCTGACCACCCAGCGGGTCCTGCGCCGCCTGGACGGCGAGGAGCTGCGGACGCTCGTGCAGTACCTCGCCGCGTGCATCGACCCCGACCGGCCGCTGCTGCCCACCACGGGCGACCGTCGCAGCGACGAGGACATCGTCGAGAGCGCCGTTCTCGAGGCGGCCTCGATGTTCTGCATCGCCTCCGACTACGTCCGGTCGACCTCACGGCACAAGCTCCCGCTGCGCGCCCGCATGGTCGCCATGAACGCCGCGCACCGACTCGGCGTCTCGGCCGCCTCGATCGGCCGCTGCCTCGACCGTGACCACACCACCGTCCTGAACGCGAACCGTCGTGTCGCTGCGGACGACCTCCTCGACACGCTCGCGGCCCGCGTCGCCGAACGCGTCATCGAAAGAGTCGTCGGCAACACCACCCCCTGATCCTGTCTCTCCCGCTCATGGGAGGACACCACCCCGAAAGGCACCACCCATGAAGATCGCCCGCCGCGTCGCCGCAGCCCTGGCCGCTGCTCTCGTCGTCGCACTGCTCGCCGGCACGACCTCCACGCCCGCCGGCGCCGGCCCCAACGACCGGCTGCTCGTCATCGGCGACTCGACGTCGTCCTGGTACAACGAGGAGCCCGGGTCGCCGTCCGAGGCCTGGTGGGCGATCGTCGCCCGCCAGCTCGGCGCCGACGTCACCCTGTCCGCCGAGCACGGGTCCGGCATGTGGGCCCGCGGCAACAAGTGCCAGGGCACCAAGTTCGGCGACCGGCTCGGCGAGGTCTCCCGCATCCGCCCGTCGCTGATCATCGTCGCCGGCGGGTTCAACGACACCCACGGGTGCGACGCCTCGAACAAGAAGGTCCCGATCTACGAGTCCTCCTCGAAGCGGGCCGTCGACATCTACCTGACCGCGCTCGCCGACCGCGTCGACAGCATCGGCCTCGACCGCTCGAAGGTCTACGTCACGACCCCGTGGGGCAGCTCGAAGATGGACGCCCACTACTGGATGTGGCGCGAGCAGAAGGCCGTCGCGGAGCGCCTCGGCTTCACCTACGTCACCATGCGCTTCAACGACAGCGCCCAGACCGTCGACACCGTCCACCAGAACCGGCAGGGCAACCTCAACATGGCGGCGCGCTTCCTCGCCGGGATGCCCTCATGAAGCGGCGCGTCGCCCTGGTGCTGCTCGGGGTCGCACTGCTCGCCGCACTGCTCCTCACCTCCGCGGAGGACAGCGCCTACGTGTGCGACCCCGCCTACTCGGAGAGCTGCTGACGTGGCCACCACCGCGCCCCTGACCGCCCGCTTCCTCCTGGCCACACCCAAGCGGTGCACGACCTGCCAGCGGACCGTGTTCGCCGTCGACCAGCTGGGCGCCTGCCCCGGCTGCCAGCGCCGCACCTTCCGTCCCGCCGTCCTCGAGGAGACCCACCCATGACCAAGTCCGGCACCATCAACGTGGCCCTGCGGGCCGACGCGTCCCGGTTCGTCGAGAACCTGCACACGGCTGCTCGAGCTGCTGCCGCGTCCATCGAGCGCATGGCCGCGAGGGTTGCCCACCTCGAACGCCAGGCGGCCCGCGCCCAGGCTCGCGCAGCTCTGGCCGCGACCTACATCGACTCGCCGCGCCCGTCCCTCGAGCGCCTGCAGCTGCGGGCCCACGCCCGCGACGAGCTCACCGACGCGATCCTCTGGTTCCGTCAGCACGCGAGGGAGGCCCGCCGTGGCTGAGCGCATGGCCGACCGCACCGCCGCCTGGCGCGCCCACGAGGCGTCCCGTCCTCGGCCCCCGCTGCTCGACGAGGGGGCCCTGCGACGCGCGTTCGAGGCCGGCTACGACCAGGGCCAGGCGGCCGGGGGTCTCTCGCCGGCTGACACCGCTCGCTCGCTCCGCCGTATGGCTGAGGAGCCCGACCCGCTCTACGACACCCGCGAGCACCGACGCGCCAAGCCCGGGCGGAGCGCGCTTCTCGAGGCCGCCGATCGCGTCGAGACGGGGAGCCTCCCGTGAGCGCCACCACGGCGCGCTACGGCGGCACCTGCGGCGAGTGCGGCGACCGGTTCGAGCCGGGCACGCCCATCGTCCGCGAGTCCACCGCCCACGACTGGCAGCACGCCGCCTGCCCGCCCCCCGCCGATCCACTCGCCCCCAACAACCCGGTCTGCACGACGTGCTGGCTGGACCACCCCAAAGGAGCGTGCGACCGATGACCGCCGACGACACCGCCCACCACCCTGCCCCCACGCCTGCTCCCGTGGCAGTGCCGGAGGAGAACCCGTTCGACGCGTGCCCTGATGGAGGGCGTTGCTGGCACGGCTGTGACCTGACAGCCGAGGGCAAGGGGCTCCCGTGCTGGAGGGTGAACCACGCCGCGCCCTTCACCATGTACGGCGAGACGTGGCCCAACGAGGTGTGCGCTGCCCACGGAGCCCCGACCCGCCCCGAGCCCGTCGTGGCCCCGCTGCCGAGCGAGGCGGTGCTGAACGAGGTGCGCTACCGCATCCGCACAGCCGTGGCCTACGGGCTCCTGCGTGGCAAGCACGGCAAGGAGTCCGACCCCGCGTTCGTTGACGCCCAGATCGCCGGGATGGTCGAGAGCCTCCGCCGCCTGGTCCCAGAGGACGACGAGCCCGCGGTGATCGCTGTGCAGGTCGAGGAGTACCGCGAGGGGCCCACGTTCGTGCGGATCGAGCGCCAGGGTGTGCCGCTCGTGACGGGCTACGTCCACCCCGAGCCGCCGGATGACGACGAGGACACGGTGCGGGCCGTCGACGCGCTATCCACTGCCCGCGAGCAGATCCGCGCACGACGTATCCACTTCCGCGAGCTCGGAACCGATGACCAGTACCTCAACGCTCTGGACGACGCCTTCGGGCTCGTGAGCAACCTCTGGCGCTCGCACGGCGGTGAGGGTCGATGAGCAGCGAGGACCGTGGCGTGCAGGTCGGCGCCCAGGTGGCCCACCTCGCCGGGCAGGTGCGCCGCGCCCGCTCGACGTCCCGCTCGCTCGTCCGTGTCGACGTCGACGCGCTCGAGGCCGTGCTCGACGAGCTCATCCGCCTCACGACGCCGGAGTCCGCCGCGGCGGGGACGTTCGCCGACCCTGACGCCACGATCCCGGTCCCGGCGTCCTGCCCCGGCCCTCGGCTCGCTGCCGCCTGGGAGGGGGAGAGGCAGGCCATCGCCGACGATGCTGCTCCCGGCTGTCGGGACTGCGGGGGGACCGGGATGCGCGACGTCGCCCTCGAGCGGGGCGTCACCATGCGTCTCCCGTGCTGGTGCGTCGCCGACAGGAGGCGCCCGTGAGCACCTACAACAGCGATCGCGAGCTCGGCGACCGGCTCAGCGACGTTCACGGGTTCGTCGACGTCGCTGCGTGCTGCTTCGGGCGCGACGTCCGGCTGATCGTGGCGCAGGGGCCCCTGTACCTCGAGCCCGACGAGGCCCGCGCGATCGCTGCTGCTCTCACCCGCGCGGCCGCTGACGTGGAGGCGGACCGGTGACGCTCCACGGCACCGTCCAGGTCAACGGGCACACGGTGGGCGCCTGGGACGCGGTCCGGGTCGCACAGCTGCCGTCGGGTGTCTGTCGCTACCGGTGCGAGGTGTGGCCCGGGATCCCGTGGCCCGGTGTAGGCGATGCCGGCGTGGTCCGTGGCGCGTTCGAGGTCGAGCACGACCCGGCCGACGGTGCTGTGGCGCTCGCTGCTCGGGTGCTGGCGGCCGCCGCGCAGCTCGCCCCGGACCCACCGCGCGGCACCTGACGAACATCAACCCCCGCGCGTACCGTGTAACCACCGCCAGATCGACTCCCAGGAGCCACCCATGACCACCATCGTCGACTTCCTCCGCGCCCGCCTCGACGGCGAGGAACGCACCGCCCGCGCCGTCGGCCCGGTTCGGTACTACGTCTACCGCGACCCGCGCCGCTGGGAGGCCCGTCACGACGACGGCGCCGTGCTCGCGTCCGGCGAGCCGGACCTGCGGGACCACCGCGCGGACGCGCTCGTGGACCACAACGGTCACCACGTCCCCGGCCGAGTCCTCGCCGGCATCGAGGGGAGGCGCCGCATCGTCGACCTCCACGCCGACCGTCACGACGCCGCCTCCGTGGCCACCCTCCGCGCGCTCGCGCTGCCCTACGGCGACCACCCCGCCTGCGACCCCGCCTGGCTCGAGCCCGTCGACGTCGAAGCTCCCACCGCGCCGCCCGCCTACGACCCCGACGCGACGGTGCGCGTCGCCCTGTCCTACCCCGGGGTCAACGGGAACGCCACCTCGCTCACCGTCGGGCTCGAGGCCGTGCGCGCTGCCGACGAGCTCGTCCTCATGTACGACTTCAACCGGGACGGGTGGTCCGTCCGCCGCGAGGACTTCCCCGACGACGAGCTCGCGTTCATCGGCGCCTACGACGACCGCTCGTGGGTCGACGACGGGAAGGGTGGCGAGGTCCACGTCTCGTGGGGCATCACCCCGCCGGGCTGACCCGTCCCGCCGGCTCCCACCGGAGCGTCAGCTCGTCGTCGGGGCTCACCGCCGCCACCTGCGCCCACCACCCGTCCGGGCGCCGCTCCCACGCCACCAGCAGCCCCGCCCACGGGGGCCCGTCGTCCTGCCCCACCCACACGTGGTGGACGCGCTCCGGGCCCCGCTGCAGGTGCGCCGGCAACGGAGACCGATCGCCATACCGCCTGTTCGCGCCCACCCGCCCACCGTAGGCCCGGCCACGGCTCCCCGCCCACACCCACCCAACCGGCTACGATGGTCATAGGACGTAACCGTGTACGCCCACCACCACCCATGAACCACGGAGGGAGACCCGCATGGCAGCCGCATCCAAGGCCCCCGCGAAGAAGCCGGCCGCCAAGCGCACCCCCACCAAGAAGCCCACCGCCGCAGCCCCCGACAACCCCTGGGACCAGCTGACCGACGAGTCCGGGCCCGCCTACGAGGCGTTCCTCGCCTACCGGGACCTCGGGCTCGCCCGCAGTAACGCGAAGGTCGCCCGCGAGTTGGGCAAGTCCACCACGCTCATGAACCGGTGGTCCTCGCGCCACTCGTGGGTGCTCCGGGCGTCCGCCTGGGACCGTGAGCTCGACCGTGAGTGGCTCCTCGAGCAGCGGCAGCAGCGGCGGGATTCGGCGAAGCTGAACGCGAAGCTCGCGCGTGCTGCGTTCGGCAAGGCCGCGCAGGGCCTGTCGTCGCTCGCTACGGGCGAGATGGACGCGAACGCGATCGCCCGGCTCATGGACGCCGCGTCGAAGCTCGAGCGGCTCGCGCTGGGGGAGTCGACGGAGAACGTGCAGGTCTCGGGTCCCGGTGGCGGTGCGATCGCTGTGGCGGACGTGTCGATCCTGACCGACGAGGAGCGGCACGCTCGGCTGCTCGAGCTGCGGGCCGAGCTCGACCGGCAGCTCGGGTCGTCCGGCGACGAGGGGGCGGCCGCATGACGTTGCACCCGCCGCCCGTCGTGGTCCTCGCCCCGGGCACCGTGGCGCGCTTCTGGGCCCGCGAGCAGGGCATCGACCTCGAGCGCGTGGTCTCCCTGCACCCGGGCGACGTGGACCTGTTGCGCGGGTGGGAGTGCGCCCACGTCGTCCACCTGCCCGACTGGCCGCACCCGGCCCTGTCCGCCGAGCTGCGGGCCGCCCTGGCGCTGCTCGACGCCCGCGACGGGCTGCTCCCGTGGCCCGCGCCCCACGCGCCCACCCCATCGTTCTGGCACCGCGTCCGCGGTGTCCTGACCGCCCGAACCCGTGCCACTGTCATAGGAGGACACAACGCATGATCGCCACCACCCGCACCGTCCACGACCAGCCTCCCGTGCTGTTCCTCGCTCCCCGGGCCGAGGCGCTCGCCTGGGCCGACGACCAGGGCATCCCGGCGTCCCGGATCGTCGCGCTCGAGGCGATCACCGCCGGGGCGCTCATCAGCTTCCCCGCCCGGCACGTGTACGTCGTCCACCTCCCCGGCTTCCCCTACGCCGACGCGTCCGACCCGCGCCTGTTCGTCGACGGCTACGGCCTGCCCGACCGGGTCCACGTGATGCCCGGGTGGCCCCCGCTCCCGGGCACGACCGCCGAGGCCGTCGCCCGCGTGCGCATGGCCGCGTGGGAGCTGCGCGAGACCGTGCACGCCCGCCTCGACCGGGTGGTCTCCGTCCTCGACCGCCTGACCGGTGGGAGGCTCGCGTGAGCGCCGTCGCGGGGGCCCTCGAGTGGCCGGCGTTCGTCCGCAAGCTCGGCGACGGTCGGGCCGGTGGCCGGTGCGAGTGCGACGGCCGGTGCGCTGACCGTCGCTGTGCCGGCGGCCGCTGCATCGAGCGGCACCAGCGCCGCTCCCCGATGGGAGGCCGCGCCCAGGCTGTCGCCGTCCTGACCCTCGTCTACCGCCACGGGCCGCAGGCGTCGCGTCCGGCGTCCCGCAACCCCGACGACTACGTCGTGCTGTGCCAGCACTGCCGGGAGGGGCTGTCATGACCGGCCTCGCTGTGTTCCTGTTCGCCGTCGGGTGGCTCGTGCAGCTCGCCGTGGCCCTCTGGACGATCCGCCGCACCGACCGTGTCCGCGCGGAGGCGTGGTCCGACGGGTTCCACGCCGGCAAGGTCGCCGGCACGGTCCGTGTAGGCCCGACCCCGAAGTACCTGGGACCCCGGGACCCGGCGCTGCCCGACCACGTGCCGCCCCGGTTCCTCCGCAGGGGGCGCTGGTGATCCGCCTCGCCCTCGCCCGCCTCGCGTGCCTCCTCGCCGGCGGGCACGACTGGTGGCCCTCCCCGGGGGGCCCCATCATCTGCTGGCGCTGTACCGCGGAGCCCCGCCCGTGATCGCTCTCCTGGTCGGCCTCGCCGCGACGCTGCTGCTCCTCCTGGGCTGCACCGCCGTGCTCGTCGTCGTCGGCCGGCTCCCGCACCGGGACCGCACCACCGACGTCGCGGTCACCGTGGCGCTGCTCGCGTCCGGCCTGACCCTCCTCGCCCTGTCCACCCACCTGTCCGCCTGACCCGAAGGAGCCCCATGCCCATCCCGACCACCCGACTCGACGGCCACCTGGCCGACGCCCTGCGCGCTGCCGACGCTGGCGAAGAGGTGCTGCTCGAGGTCGCCAACGCCCCTCGGGTGCGCGCCGTGTACGCCGAGCTCGAACCGCACCTGCCGTCGACCGTCCGCGTCACCAACGGCTCGGCCTCCACCCACGTCGGGTTCGCCGCTGGCGGGCTCATCCACATCCAGCCCCGCGGTCACGCCTACCCGATCGGACGGCAGGCGCTTGTGATCCGCCTGGACGACGACAAGCTGCTCGTCGACGGGGTGCTCAACGCCGGGGCTCTGCACGCCCGGACCGCCGACTGGGGCACCGCGCCGGCCGATCGGCGTGTCCGCGTCGACCTCGCCCTGGCCGACCTCGAGCGGCTCCTCGGGCTGCCCGCCAACGCCCGCGTGGTCTCCGCGCACGTCGAGCACGACCCGTTCGCCGTGGCCGTGATCGTCGAGCACCCCGACGCCGAGCCCGTACCCCCGGGTGCTGCTGCTCCCCGGGCCCACCTGCAGTCCGAGGCCGTCACGTTCCACGGCATCCAGCACCGGGTGGAGGTCGCCCCGTGAGCGCCGACGAGGCCCACGAGGGGCCGTCCGTGCAGGAGGTCGCCCGCCAGCTCGTGGAGGACCAGCGGCGTGCGTCCGGCCTGCCGAACAACCGCGCCGGCCGGCGGGAGGCGGAGCGGATCGTGAAGGCCCGCATCGGCGCCCACAAGCGCGCCCAGGCGGCCGCCGCTGCCCGCGACGAGGCCGCGCTCGAGCGGGCCGACCCCGACGGGTCGCTGCGCTCCGAGGTGGGCGGTGCGATCGAGGCGGGCCACCGTGCCGTCATGTCGCTCGAGCCGATCGGGCCTCCGCACCCCGAGCCCGAGGCCAGGCGGCTCGTCGCCGTCGATCCTGCGGATCCTGCGGGGGCGCTGGTGCGCGCCACTCTCACCGAAGCCGGCGTGGTCCTGGACCGGCTCGAGGAGCTGCACCCCGCTGCCCTGGCCGAGGCCGCCCGCCGCCTGTCCGCTGCCACCGGCATCCCAGCGGGCAAGGCGGAGCGGACGGTGATGGACGTCGCGACGTCCCTGCCCGCCCGTCGTGCCGGCACGACCGCTGCCGACGTCCGTGCTGCTGCCGAGCGGGCCCGGCACTCCGTCCACGTGTCCGGCCGGCGCGCCGGGAAGGCCGCGGCTCGCGCGGTCACCGTCGCCGAGTGGCGCGGCCGGGACGCCGAGGCGGACCTCACTGCCCTGCGCGCTGCCGGCGTGGGCGACCCGACCGACGCCTACGGGGCGTGGCTGCTGAACGAGGCGGGAGAGGCCCGGAACCGCGCTGCCGCCGTCCTCGGGCCGCTCGAGGCGGTGGACCGGCCGTGACCGACCACCTGTGCGAGCACGACGAGGTCGAGCTCGGGGAGGACGACGCCTCCGAGCTGCTCCCCGCCGGCGCTCGGGTCCTCCTCCCGTGCTCGTGCGGGGAGACGGCCCTGTCGACGCTCGAGCTCGCCCAGGCCGACGTCGACGCCCTGCAGGCCGCCCTGCAGCAGGTCGAGCCCTACCGGCTGCTGTACCACTGGTCCCCGACCCGGCACCGCAAGCAGATCATCCGCCGCGGGCTCCTCCCCGGCCGGCGGGCCGTCACCCACTCCACCAACGCCGACCTGCGCGCGGCCGGGTTCAACGTCGCCCCCGACTGGCGTGCCCCCTACGTGTGCTTCGCAGACTGCCCGTCGTGGGCGTGGGCGCTGTCCGGGCTGCAGCGGTCCGCGCCGGCGGGGGAGTGGGACCTCTGGCAGACGTCCCTCGACCGGCTCACCGACCCGTGGGTCGAGCCGTCCGACGACCGCCCCTCCGGGCTGCACGAGGTGCGGACGCCGGCCCGTGTCTACAAACGCGACCTGTGGCTCATCGGGTCCCGCACGAAGGAGGCATGATGCGCCGCCCCCTGTATATCCCCACGCCCATCCTCGGGCTCGACGACGTCGAGCTGCGGGTCCTGGACGGTCGCGCCTGGTACCGGGCCCGACCGGCTGTCGTCGCCCTGCAGGAGTGGATGTACGTCCACGGGCTGTCGCTCGCGGAGGTCCCGATCGACGGCGTGGTCCTGCGGCACCCCGACGAGGGGGCCGTGTCCGCAACGCAGGTGGTCCGGGACGCCCAGGCCCGCATGCTCGTCGACCGGTACCCCGGGGAGCAGCCGAGGGCGCGCTCCGAGCTCGTGCGCCGCGACGGCCTCGACGAGGTCCTGCCGTGGCCCGACGCCGTGCTCGAGCTGCCCCGCGTCCCCCCGAGGCGGCTGACGTGACCGCGCCCGTGCTCGAGGTCGACCGGCTGCTGTGGGAGGCCGGGCAGGTCCGCCCGTGGCGCATCAGCCTGGCCCTGGACCTCGCCGGCCTGCACGGGCCCGAGGTCGACGCCATGTGCGGTGCCGTCGAGCCGGAGGTCGACCGGTGGGAGGAGGGGCTGCAGTACCCCACGTGGGAGCAGCTGTGCCTCCTCGCCGACGCCACTGACCAGCTCGTCGGGTTCTTCCTGGTCGACCGTGACCCGCCGCTCGTCACCGGTCCCACGTTCCTGTGCGGCGACGGGGGCTGCGACGTGGCCGACCCGCCGGCTGTCGTCCACCTGTCCTACGCGCTCGACACGGTGCGCGCGACCGTCGGGGAGTTCTGACCCATGCCCACCACTGCGACCCGTCCCCGCAAGGCTGCCGTCGGCGGCCACCCCCGCACCAAGGCGCTGCAGTCGCTCCCCGTGCCCGGGCTGCTGTCCCCCGAGCAGCTCGACGCGGAGATCGCCGCGCACCTCGCCGCGGCCGCGCAGTCCGCTCGCCGGTGGGCGTGCTCGAGGCCGGGCTGCAACGGTCGCCCGCACGCCGGGTGGCGGCACCGGCACGCTCGTGCGTCGCAGCGGCTCCCCGCCGGCGACTGGTCGACGTGGCTGATCATGTCGGGCCGCGGGTGGGGCAAGACCCGCACCGGCTCGGAGTCGCTGAAGGAGTGGATCGAGCAGGCCACCGCCGAGGGCCGGCAGCTGCACATCGCCGTGGTCGCCCGTAAGGAGACCCTGGCCCGGGAGATTTGCTTCGAGCACCGCAAGTCCGGGCTCATCACGATCCTGGGCGACCTGGTCGAGAAGTACGACAAGACGGTCGGCAACCTGCAGCTGCACCTCAAGGGCGGGCACGTCATCCGCGGGTTCGGCGCCCAGGAGCCCGACAACCTCCGCGGGTGGGAGTTCGACGCCGCGTGGTGCGACGAGTACGCCGCGTGGCCGGCCGGCAAGGCCCAAGAGGTCATGGACATGCTGTGGTTCTGTCTGCGCGAGGCGAAGCACCCCCGGGTGCTCATCTCCACGACGCCCAAGGCGCTCCCGCACATCAAGGTCCTGGTCCGCGACCACGAGGCCGAGGTGAAGGCGGGCGTGGAGGAGCCGTCTGTGCGGCTCACGACGGGCCACACGAACGAGAACGCCGCCAACCTGTCCGGCATCGCCCTGCGGCGCCTGGACCGCTCGTACGCGGGCACACGGATGGGGAAGCAGGAGCTCGACGGCGAGCTGCTCGAGGACGTCGAGGGCGCGCTGTGGAAGGGGTGGATGCTGGCCGACGAGGACTTCCGGCCCCACCGCTCCGAGCTGCCGGACCTCGAGCGGGTCGTGGTCGCGGTCGACCCGGCCGTCACGTCGACGGAGACGGCCGACGAGAACGGCTTCGCGGTCTGTGCCCGCTCGTTCCCGTTCGACGCCACACACCGCGACACGCGGCCGCTCGGGTACGTCCTGCACTCCGAGGCGGCCCGGCTGACGCCGACGCAGACGATGAAGCGGGCGGCCGAGCTCTACCACGAGCACCAGGCCGACGCGGTCGTCCTCGAGGCGAACAACGGCGGCGAGTACCTGGCGACGGTCCTCATGCAGGTGGACCCGACGGTCAACTACCGGATCGTCCACGCCTCCCGGGACAAGCGTGCTCGTGCTGCTCCGGTGGCGGGCCTGTACGAGCAGCGGCGCATCCGGCACGTGGGGCCGGCGAAGGTGTTCGACGCGCTCGAGACGGTCATGACGTCCTACGTCGGCGCGAAGGAGTCGCAGGAGAAGTCGCCGGACATCCTCGACGCCCTGGTCTGGGCGCTGTGGGACCTGTTCCTGGATCCGGAGCAGGTGGCGGGTGCGGTGGAGGCGACCGACGGCCGGCTCGCTGGCCGCCGCTGAGCTCGCCCCTCCACCCGACTTGACGTTCATCAAGTCTGGGAGGTACGGTGTAACCACAACGTCTTGCACCGCCACCCCCCAAGGAGTCCACCATGTCGAACACCCTCCGCCTCGACGGCGACCGCCCCGCGTTCCCCATCCTCGACCGCGAGGTCGTCTACGTGGGCTCGCTCGACGAGTTCCACGGCGGCACCTTCACGGCCGTGTCGCTGTGCCCGTGCGGGCGCTGCCAGGAGCCGGGCGCCGACGTGCGGTTCGTCCTGCGGCACGTCCACGGCCAGACGCTCCTGCACGTCCGCCAGTCGTCCCTCGACCCCGCCTGACCGCCCCCACCGAAGGAGCCCACCATGTTCGGAACGCTCGAGGGCGCCGCCCACCGCGAGTGGCACCTCAACGCCGGAGTCCCGCTCGGCCAGCCCGGGTGCCCCCAGGACGCCTGCCACCCCGTCGACGAGGCCGACCTGGACGACGCGCTGCTCGCCGAGGTCGGCATCCGCTGCGGCCACTGCTCGGGTCGCCACGTGTCCGTCGCCGACGTCCGCCGCTGCTCCGGCGCGGCCTGACCCACCCCCACCCCTCGAAGGAGCCACCGTCATGACCACGTCCCGCCCCCACCGCACCGCCGCCGAGTTCCGCGCCCAGGCGCCGGCCGCCGCGAACGCCCGCTGCATCGACCACGGGCTCGCCGTGGCCGACTGCGCCGCCTGCACCCGCTACGCCGGCGAGTGCGACCTGGGCGGCTGCACCCGGCCGGCGACGCACGTCGGCGAGCTCGTGGTCGACGGTGTCGTGCTCGAGGGCCGGCCTGTCTGCCGGCGCGACACGCGGTTCGCTCGCTCGCTCGGGCTCCGGGTCCGCCCGGTTCGCTGACCCGCCCGACTTGACGTTCATCAAGTTAGGGGTGTACGGTGTAACCATGAACGCAACCGAAGCCGCCGCCCGCATCGACTCTCTCATCGCCGACGCCCGCCACCTCGAGAACATCAACCCCGAGTTCCACCAGGCCGCCCTCGACCTCGACGAGGCCGCATCGCTGCTCGAGACCGGCGACACCGCCGGCGCCCTCGAGCTCCTCAAGGCCTGCGCCGAGGCCACCATCCTCACCGCCAAGCGCGGCCTGTTCATCTCCGCGGCCGCCGCCGTCGAGCTCGTCGACGCCTGACCTCCCCCGGGGCGGCCAACCGGCCGCCCCCGATCCCCACCCCCGCCTCCCGCAACGAGCAGGCTGCCGCCAACGCCGCCGCGCTCGTGCTCGCCGCCAACCCCGGCGCCCTGCGCCTGGTCCTGTCCACCGCGGTCACCATGCTCGACGGGCTCGAGGCCGACGACCTCGAGGAGCTCGGGTTCACCGAGGCCGACCGTGTCGTCGCCCACCGCGTCGCGTGCGAGGCCGAGGCGGCCGTGCTCGAGGCCCGTCCCTGACTCCCCGGCCGGCGGCCAACCTGGCCGCCGGCACCCCCGGCCCCCGAAGGAGCCCCGCATGTCCCAGCTCGCCCGCCCCGTCCCCGTCCGCCACGAGGCGCCCTGCGGTGCCGTCGTGCTCGGCCGCGTCGACGACCACCGGCCCACCGTGGTCACCGCCGTGGCGCAGACGCCGTGCTGCAAGGCCGACGGCGTGCCGGCTCCCGACGCCCCGACGGGCGCGACCTGCGGGGCCTGCCACCGGCCCGTGGCGGCCGCGTACGCCTCCTCGGGCTGGACGGCGGCGTACCAGGCCGCTCGGGACGCCCGCTGCCCCGTGCCGGAGTCCTGCGCCGACAACGCGCTGCACCGCGCGCTCGGGGGCGGGCTGTGAGCGCGGCGGGCCTGGTGCTCGAGCTCGGCGAGCTGCCGTTCTCCTGCGATCAGACCCGGGTCGGGTTCAACCCCCGCCGGCCGCGTGTCTCGTGGCGGGTGGGCGACCGCACGGTCCGGGCGATCGCGGTGGGCATCGACGTCGTCGCGCTCGAGGTGCAGGACGGCGACGCGCTGCGGTCGCGCACGCTGTGGTCCGGGCACGGGGTGGCCCGGCTCGCGGCGGAGGTCGACGAGCTGCTCGAGCCCGCTCGCCCTCCCCGCTCGACTTGATAAACGTCAAGGTCATGCTGTACGGTGTAACCATGAACAACGCACCTACCGCCACCGCCCAGGTCCTCCTGAAGGACCCCACCTACCGCGTCGCCGACGAGGACGCCACCCGGTTCATCCCCGCCGGCATGGACTGGTCCGACGTCGCCCTCCTCGAGGCCGGCGACTGCGAGCACGGCGAGACCATCTGCTCGGCCTGCATCGCCGAGTGGGCGATCGACCACCACGTCCGCCTCATCGTCGCCGGGATCGTCCTCCCGTACGGCGACGTCCCGCCCGCCGGCTGACACCCGGCGGGCCCGTCCCGCCCCCGCTCGTCGGGGCCGGCTCGAGCTCGCCGGGCGTCCCGCTCGCCAGCCACCCCCAACCTGGAAGGACCCGCCATGACCGCCACCTCCGCCCCCCTGACCGCCGACCTCGAGGCCGGTGCCCTGTTCGACCGCCTCGGCCTCCGCCCCGAGTGGCACGGCTACGGCTACCTCGGCCGCCGGCTCGACTTCCGTCCCGACCAGCGCGAGGTCGCCGACGAGCTGCTGCTGGCCGCGGCCGTGGAGGCCGGCCTGTCCGAGGACGAGCTCATGGCGTGGGCCGACGCTCGGGTGGGCCGCTGGGCCGGCGACGTGCTCGGGGAGCCCGGCCAGCCTCACGAGCTGCGCGAGCGCCTCGCTCGGTTCGGACTGCTGCCGTCGCGCTGGTTCAACGGTCAGCGCCTCGAGCTCTGGGACTGACCGTGCGCGGGGCGGCCGTTGCGCTGTGTGCGTGCGGTCGCCCCCTGGTCCCCGACTTGACGTTCATCAACCCAAGGGTGTACGGTGTAACCATGAACACGAACGAAGCCGCCGCCCAGCTCGCCCCCCTCGCCCTCGCCGCCCGCGAGGCCGGCGCCAGCACCGCCGCGTTCGCCCTCGCCGGCGCCGTCGAGCACCTCGAGGCCGGCATGCCCGCCAGCTCGCTGATCGCCCTCGAGGCCCTCGCCGAGCACGCCGCGGGCAGCGACGACCGCGACTTCGCCGCCCGCGGCGCCGACATCCTCCGCCAGACCAACGCCTGACCCGAAGGGACCCCCGCCATGACCTACTCCGCCTCCGCCACGCTCGCTTCCGCGGTCGAGCTGCTCGCCGCCAACCCCGACGTCGTCGTCACCCACGCCGGCCGTCGCGTGGTCGTCAACCGCCCCGGCGGCTACGTGTTCGTCACGGTCGCCGTGGCCGTCGAGGCCGAGTCGCTCGTCGCCCGGCTCCACGAGGGTGCCGGCCACCCCGCCCCCGTCGCCCTCGAGCGGGCCACGGCCGCCGACGTCGTCGCCACCGTCCTCGACCTCCTCCCCGCCTGAAAGGCCCCGCCATGATCCGCTACTCCGCCACCCAGGCCCTCCGCGACGCCTACGCCCTGCTGCTGCAGCGCGAGGCCGGCCAGCCGGCCGCGTTCGACGTCGAGGCCGACCAGCGCGACGACGAGCTCGTCCGCGTGTTCTCCAACACCCGGCCCGGCATCGCCGTCCGCGTCCGCGTGCTCGACGAGGAGGCCGACGTCCGCCTCGAGCTCATCGACCACTGGGGCGTCGCCTCCTCCTGCGCGACGCTGTCGAACGCCACCGCCGAGGCGCTCGCCGCCCTCATCCGCGGCTACCTCGCCTGACCTCCCGGTGCGGTCCTATGGCACCCTCATAGGACCGCACCATCGCCACCAACCGCCACCCACGAAAGGCCACCGCCATGCCCGGCCCCCGCCACGGACGCTGTTCGCTCCCCGTGCTCGTCGTCCTCGAGGACGGCGTCACCGAGGGCACCTGCGACCGCTCCGCCGACCACCCCGGCGACTGCATCGACGAGCGCGAGGCTCCCCGATGAGCGTCCCCCTCGAGCTGGTCTGGCCGTCCGGCCTGCGCGAGACCGTCCTCATTGACCGCCTGCACCCCACCCCCGACGGCGGCTTCCTCGCCGTCGCCGCCACCGAAGGAGAAGCACCATGACCGCCACCACCGCTCCCGCCCGCCCCGGGCCCGCCCGGCTGCTCGCCACCGCCGCAGAGGTCGCCCTCGGCGCCACCGGCAACGCCGCCTACGAGCGCACCTGGGCCTGGCGGGGGCGCACCTGGCGCCTCCGCAACCGCGGACCCGCCGCCCGCATGGGCCGCTTCGGAGGCGGCTGGGACCGCGAGCTCGGGCTGCAGCTCGGCCCCCGCGGGCTCCGCGGCACCGTCATCGTCAACCTCTGGAAGTCGTCCCTGCGCGTCGACCCGGCCAAGGTCGCCCGATGAAGGGCCGCGTACGCCGGCTCCTGCCTGCCGGGCTCGAGCTCGCCCACCTCCGCGCGTGGGTCCTCGGCATCCGTGACGGGTGGGCGCAGCCTCTCGCGCTCCACGTGTCCTGGAACGTCGACCACCTGGTCCCTCGCCGCGGCGACGCCCAGGAGTCCCTCGACGCCGGCATCAACCTCGGGCAGCGGCTCCGCGCCCCGCGCCGTCACGAGCGGCTCGAGGCGCCGAGCCTGCCCGACGCCTCGCGACCCTTCCCGTTCACGCGGCCCGCCGGCAGCGACGCGGACATGTTCATCCAGTGGAAGGGCACCCAGGTGTGCCTCGACTTCCGGTGCCCGTGCGGCGCCGACGGCCACCTGGACGCGACGTTCGCGTACTTCGTGCTGTGCCCGGTGTGCGGGCAGGAGTACGAGCTCGGCACCCAGGTCATCGCGCGGAAGGTCGAAGGCGTCGACGACGGGCGCGCGCAGATCCTGGTCGTGGACGAGCTCGGGGGCCGGTCGTGAGCGGCCGCATCGAGTGGGCCGAGGTCGGCCAGTCCTGGTCTTACTCCGAGACGCCGGGCGACTTCGGCGACGGGTACGGCAACACCAACGACGGGCCGGCCCTGACGATCGGCGAGGGCGCCGTGCTCGAGGCGCCCGACCGCGAGGAGCTGCTGCGGTGGCTCGAGGCCGTGGCCGTCCAGGTCCGCGCCCACCGGCCCGCGGTCGAGGTCGAGTCGCACGGGGTCGGGAGCGGGCTCGCGTGCCCGCTCTGCGGCTCCGACGGGGTCCGGGCGCTGTACGCCGGCTCCGTGGCACACGAGGCCCGCCTGCAGGCCGACGGTCGCACCGTGGTGCTGGACGACGACGTGCGTGCCGACGCCGACGAGCCTGCCGGGTGGGCGTGCATCGACTGCTCCGCCCCGCTGTCCGCGCCGGTCGGCGTGACGTTCGATTGGGGCCAGCCGTGAGCGCCGCAACGCCGGGCGAGCTCGCCGCGCAGCTCGACGAGGCCCACGCCCTCCTGCAGGCCGGCGACCGCGAGCCGGTGTACGACGCGCTCGAGGCCGCCTCCTCATGGCTCGCGGACCGTGACCGGGTGCCCGAGCCTGCCGCCGGTGACGGCGTGTACGTCGACGAGGTCCGCGGCCACGTCCGGCTCGACGCCGGCGGCCGCACGCTCACCTTCGCCGATGTCGGCCCGGTGCTGGACGCCTGGTCGCACGAGGGCGCGTCGCTGACGCCGGCGCTCGCGGCCGAGCTCGGGCGGGCGCTGCTCGCGTGGGGCGGCGCCCGCCTCGAGCCCGGGCCCGACGAGGTCGACCTCGGGTTCGCTCGGGTCGAGGTCCGGGACACGGTGTGCCCGGAGCCGGGGGAGTCGCTGCGGTCCGTGGCGGTCGCGTGGCAGCGGGCGATCATGTCGCCGTCGGAGGCGGATGCTCTGGCGCGGGTGCTCGAGGACCTGGCGGACGCCGCCCGCCGTGCGACTTGACGTTCATCAAGTCATGGGTGTACGGTGTAACCATGTTCACCACCGCAGCCACCACCCCGTCCGACATCGCTTGCGCCGACTGCCGCGAGGACGTGCTCGACGAGCAGATGTGCCCCAACGACCGCGCCCGCTGCACCTCCTGCTGCGACTGCCACGCCGACGAGGCGTGACCCACCCCCGTCCCGAAAGGACCCCCGCCATGCTGAACCTCCCCTTCGCCGACCTCGAGCCGCTCGAGCAGGGCCGCCTCGCTCGCCACAACGCGCCGGCGCTGTCCTCCACGTTCGCCGACGAGCGCATCTCGGCCGTCGAGTTCCGGGCCCTCACCGACGCCGGCATGGCGCTCGTGACCATCACCCGCGAGGACTGGTCCTGGGAGGCGAGCTCGCTCGAGGCCGACTACCTGGCCGGCTCGGGTCCGTCGCCGACGGTCCGCCACCGCGACGGGCTCGTCGTGCTCGGCGGTGCCCGATGAGCATGTTCGCGTTCCGCCTCCGGGTGGCCGGCTGGACGACGACCGCCGCGGCGCTCGTCGTCGCAGTGGTCGCCGACCACGCCACCTTCGCCCTCAACCTCGCCGCCTCATAGGAGCACACCATGACCAGCACCGAGACCGCCCTCGCCCGCGCCGCATCGTTCAACTCTCGCGCGTTCGGCATCGCCGCCCGTGACGCCGGCGGCCGCGCTGCCGCCGCGTTCGCCAACGGCGACCCGTCCGACGCCGAGCTCGTCCTCCTGGACGTCCGCCGCGGCCTCCTCGCCGCCATGCCGCAGCTCGTGGCGTTCCGCGACTACCACCTGCGGGGCATCATCCACCCCGGCGTCGCCGACCGCGCCACCGAGCTCCGCGAGTCCATCGAGGCTCGCCGCGCCGGCATCGAGGAGGCCCTCCTCGCCATCGCGTGCGCCGCGCGCGGCCTCAACCGCCACGGTCTCGCCCCGTGCGACCACGCCGCCCTCATCGACATCCTCGAGCGATGAGCCGCCCCGCCGACCACGCCGGCCGCGCCGCCTCAGTCGCGGCCGGCCGTCGGGCCCGCGTCGCTATGGAGCGGCGCCGCATCGACGTCGCCCCGTGCCTCGAGCACGGATCGCACGTCAACCGCCAGATGCACCCCGCCACCGAGTGCCCCACCGCCACCATCAACCAGGAGTGACCATGACGAACGACAACGCCGCGGAGCCCGTCGTGGGCCGCATCATCAAGCGCCTGCACTGGCGGGAGCGCATTCGTGTGCTCGACGAGGTCGCGGCCCGCACCCAGGGCGAGCTCGTGCGGGTCGAGCACGCGACCGACGGCCCGCTCGCCGAGGCGGCGGGCGTGGTCGGACACATCGTCGGCGTCGCGCTCGACCACGGCACCCGCTCGAGCATTGGGCTGGTCGTCCGCCCCGCTGACCCGAGCCTCCGCCTGGTCGTGATCCCCGACAACCACGTCATGCGAGTCCGCCGCGTGGTCCCCTGGGGTCGCACGAGGCCCGGCGCCTACCGGGTGCTCGAGGTCATCGCCGGCCCGCCCGCCCGGAGGGCGTCGTGAGCGCCCCGTGGACGGTCGCACCCGTCGGCCCGGTCGGACCGGCCGGCGATCCCCTGTTCGTCCGCGACAGCCGCGACCACGCCCCGGACACGGCCCAGGAGTGGGTCCTGCACCTCAAGGCCCGCCACGACGGCCTCGAGGACCTCCTCGAGCGGGTCCACCGGTACGGCGCCCTGCTCGACGTCGCCGAGCTCGTGGGCGGCGACGCGTGGCGCGAGTGGTGCGAGCCCGCGGTGCCCGAGTGCGACGTGGCGCTGCACGTCTACTTCGCCGCCCCGACTCCCGGCTCCGCGGCCGCTCGGGCTCGAGCGATGGTCCGGGCGCTCGAGCTCGGCCCGCACGACGCGGCGCTGTCGACGGCGGGGGACTGGTCGGAGGGCGCGCCGCTGCTGGCGCCGGGGTGGGAGCGGTACGTGCGGTCTCGGGCTGGTCGCCGGTCTGCATGACTTGACGTTCATCAAGTGTCGGGTGTACGGTGTAACCATGAACACGAACCGCATCGCCACCGCCAACGCCGAGGTCACTGCCCTGCACACGACGCACTGGACCTACCTGGCCGACATCGCCGCCGCAGGGACGTTCGTTCGCCGCGTAGCCATCGTGGCCCGCGCCCTGCGCGTCTCGATCGCTGCCGCCCACGCCGCTGTCATCGCCCTCGAGACCGCCGCCCCCGAGGTCTACCGCCCGACGCACCCGCTGTCGATCGCCGCCTGATCCCCGCCCCCACCAAGGAGTCCCCATGCTCACCATCTCCCTCGCCGCCGTCCACGCCGCCGACTGGATGAGCCGCTACGACGGCGACGCCCCCACCGTCGTCCGCGCCGGTTCGCGGATCGTGCGCCTCGAGCTCGACGACGCGGCCGCCGTCGACGCCCTCGACGACGCCCGGCACTACGTCGTGATCGCTGACGAGCTCGACCCGGAGTACGCCGGGCTCGTGAGCTCCGCCCGTGCCAACATCCGCCGCCTCGAGGCCGCCGGGGTCACCGCGACCCGGTTCGGCCGCCCGGCCCCCACTGCCGCCGCGTGGCAGCCGCCCGGGCTCGTCGTCGGCGGGACCGCCCCCGACCCCGAGCGGGAGGCCCGCCGCGAGGCCCGCCGCGCTGCTCGAGCTGCTGCCCGGAGCATCAGGTGAGCGCACAGACCGTCGGCCCCACCCCCCGGGTATGGGAAGGTGGGGGCATGCCACCGCTCACCCCCGCCTCGCTCCTCGCCTCGCTCGGCGGCGTGTCCGTCGCCGCCGGACTCATCTGGTTCATCGTCGCCGACACCACCCCCGGCCCCGTCGGCGCGGACGTCATGTTCTGGACCGGGCTCCTGTTCCTGGTCGGCGGCCTGTTCGCCCAGCGGCTCCGGCCCAAGCGCGAGTTCGAGGAGCACCTGCGGCAGTGGGAAGCCGGCGAGCGCGACGACCCCCCTCCGGCCCGATGAGCACCGACGCCCCCGAGCAGCGGTACGTCACCCCGCCGCTGCCGGCCGACTTCATCAACGACTGGCTCGCCTCCTCCCACGGCCTGCCCGCCGACCACCGCCCCCACGTCGAGGCCACCGCCGGCGGCGACGTGATCGTCACCGGCACCGAGCTCGTGGTCGCCCGGCTCGTGGAGCGGGCCGTCTGGGCCCTGCAGCTCGGGGAGGAGGAGGCCGCCCAGGCCCCGGCCCTCATCAACGGCTCCCGGCGTCTCCTGGCCGCGATCCCGCGCCGCGAGGTCCGCCGGCTCATGCGCGAGCTGCACGGCGACTTCGAGTAGTCCCCTCGCCGCGGACCGTCCTCCCGCCCCCCGTGTCGCCGGCCGGATACCCTAGTGTCCTGCCCGCGTCATAGGAGGACACAGCACATGGGACGAATCAAGGGTTTCATCCTGGACGCCTGGTCGGCCGTCGACTACAAGGCGCCGCTGCGCGACGAGGTCGAGGCCCGCCAGAAGGGCTGGGAGGCCCGCTCGTGGGTCCCCTCGCGTGACCGCCGGCGCCTCGCCGCCTACACCGTGCTCGCCGCGTACCGCGCGAACAACGCCCGGGCGTTCCTCGGCGGCACCGACGAGGACCGGGACGACAACCGCGAGTACGGCGACGCGGCCCTGATCATCGACCAGACGCTCGCGGCGCTGCTCGGCGAGACGCAGGAGCTCGTGGTGCCCGGCGCCGAGCGTGCGGCCGCCCTGCAGGCCGAGGTGGACGCCCTCGACGCCGACCTCGCCCAGCGCCCGGAGGACGAGGACGCTGACCTGGACCTCCTCGAGCGCGACGACCTGCTCCTCGAGCTCGCTGCCGCGCAGCGGCTCGCCGACCGGCAGGCGTTCCTGCGCGCCTGGGCCGAGGACGTCCACCTCCCGCTGCGCCTGGTCGACGGCGAGGGCAACGCCGTCCAGTCCGGCGACGCCGTGTACCTGATCGGGTGGGACGGCAACCGCGAGCGCGCCACGTGCTCCGTGATCGATCCCGGTTTCTACTTCCCCGTGCTGCCCGACTCGATCGACGCCTACGCCTACCCCGAGACGGTCCACTTCGCGTGGGAGCTGCCGGCGGAGGACTTCCCCCTCGACAAGAAGACGCGGCTGCGGCGCCTCACGTACCGGCTCGGGCCCATCCGCCCCGCCGAGGTGCTCGAGGACGGCGACGAGGTCGAGTACGTCCTGCACGAGGGCGACCGGGTCAACGACGAGGGCCTCATCGAGCGCACGTACCCCTGGGACGGCAAGCCGTCGACCCGCACCTGCCACGTCACCGACGCCACCTGGATCCTCGACGACATCCGCGGCGACACGGACGTGCGCGCCCTCACCCTCGATACGGCCACGTTCGCGGTCTCCGACGAGGGCGAGCTCGTGCGCGACCTGGACCTGCACGTCGACTTCCTGCCCGTCGTCCACGTCCCCAACACCCCGGCCGGCGGGAACCACTACGGGCAGTCGTCGATCGCGGCCGTCCTGCAGATCCTCGACGACCTGCAGAACGCCGACACCGACGCCCAGCGCGCCTCCGCGACGGCCGGCTCGCCGATCATCGGCGTCTCCGGCGCGAAGATCGGCGGCGAGGCGAACGGCCGGGGCGGGGGCGTCGGCCGCCAGTTGACCGTGAAGGCCGGCGAGGTCTGGGACCTGGGGGAGAACGGCGCCCTGTCGACGGTCAACACCGCGGCCGCGCTCGCGGAGCTGCGGGACTACGTGGAGTCGCTGCGCGATCGCGCCCACGTCAACAGCCGGCTCCCTGCAGCGGTCACCGGCACGATGGACCCGTCCGACGCTCCCTCCGGGTACGCGATGCAGCTGTCCTTCGGGCCGCTGACGTCCATGATCCGGCAGATGCGTCTCACGCGGTCCGTGAAGCACCCCCTGATCCTCAAGATGGTGCAGCGGTTCTACCAGACCAACGGGCTCCTCGAGGCCGGGGAGACGCCGCGTGCGGAGATTCGGCTCGGGTCCTTCCTGCCGGCCGACCAGGCCGGGGTCCTGTCGCTCGTCAAGGACGCGCTCGAGGCCGGTGCGATCAGCCTCGAGACGGGCGTGGCCATGCTCGTCGACGTCGGGTTCCCGGTCGACGACATCGCCGAGGAGATTCGTCGGATCGAGAGCCGCGACTTCAAGGGCGCGAACGACCTGGCGGACGCGATCGGCAACATCGACGCGGTGCTCGCCTACCTGGGCCGCGAGGCCACCACCGAGGAGCTGCAGCGTCCCGTGGTCCTCGGCGGGGCGCCTCCGGTGCCGCCCGTTCCGACACAGGACGCGTGATCGTCATAGGTATGCACAGAACATCGAACGTGTGTCATAGGATAGTGCCAAGCGACCCGGCGCTTCCGGGATCCGACCCGGCGGTACCGGGAGCCCGCAACACGAGAGAAGGACCTCCGTGAAGGACACCCGCGCTCCGGCGCTCAAGCGTCACCCGCGTACCGGCTCGCTGCTGCAGCCGGTCGGCTACGTCAACGGCCGCGCTGTGTGGCCCATCCTCGGCGCCTCCCCGGACGACCCGTCCGACGACGGCGGCGACGGTGGTGCCGGCGGAGACGGCGGAGACGGTGGCGACGGTGGGGGCGGCGACGGTGGCCGCACGTTCACCCAGGACGAGGTCTCGCAGAAGCTGACTGAGGAGAAGCGCCAGGGGCGCCGTGCTGGCGCCCGCGACGTGCTCTCCCGGGTCGGGTTCGAGACGGCCGAGGAGCTCGAGGCGTTCGTGACGTCTCAGCGCGAGGCGGCCGAGGCGGCCAAGACCGAGGATCAGCGGCGCGCCGACGCCCTCGAGGAGCGGGAGCGCAAGCTCGCCGCCCGGGAGGTCGAGACGGAGAAGAAGGAGCGGGTGCGCGTCCGTCGCGCGGCGCTCCGGGACGTCGACGTCAAGGCCGACGATCTGGACGACGCGCTGCTGCTGCTCAGCCGCGAGGTCGAGGAGGACGCCGACGAGGACGCCGTGGCGGAGGCTGTCGAGAAGCTCAAGGGCCGCCGCCCCGAGCTGTTCGGCAAGCCGGCCGACGATGAGGAGGGCGAGCCCAAGCCGCGCCGGCGCGGGCACTACCAGCCCTCCGGCGGCCCCCAGGGTCGCAACGACCCGCCCGGCAAGGACCCCGGCGCCTACGGCCGCGAGCGCGCCGCTCGTCGCTGGAAGAAGGACTAGGCGACCACAAGCTGACCCCCTTCGGGAGGTAGGGACCGCGCCCACCGCGGATCGAACCGTCAACCGGCGGGGAGAAACCACACCGATCCTCGCCGCCGGCGGGGAGAAGGAGCAGGGATATGGATATCCAGCCCAGGACCACGGTGGCCGCGCCGATCGACGACAAGGCGTGGCTGATCGACACCCACGGCACCGACTCGGTCCTCACGGGTACCGCTCGTGCGGCGGACTTCGGCCTCGTGGCCGGCGACGTGCTGCCCGGTGGCACGCCCGTCGTGTACGACGCCGCGACCAAGACCTACAAGAGCGTGTTCGGGGAGGACGCCGAGGGGGCCACGCAGGTCGCCGCGACCGGCCACGTCCGCGAGTCCGTGCTCGTGGGTGCCGGCACCTCGATCGGCATCGCCGTGCAGTGGCACGGCGTCGCCGCGGCCGAGCTCATCCCCACCCCGGAGGGCGTCGAGTTCGACGCCGAGCTCGGGGCGCCCCACTTCCTCTACCGCTGACCCGCCGGGCAGCGTCCACCTCTCTCGAAGGGAAACCATCATGGAGACCGAGCTCCTGCACAACGTCGATCCGGCGGACATCCTCGCGTACGCGCGTGAGGTCCCGACCCCTGCCGGCTTCCTCCTCACCCAGGAGGTCGTGCCCGAGACGTTCATCAACAACGTCAAGTACCGCATCAAGAGCCGGGAGCGTCGCGTCAACACCGCGAAGTTCCGCGCCTACGACGCGTCGACCCCGATGGGTCGTCGTGAGGTCCAGCACGCCGTGACCGAGGGCATGCTGCCCCCGCTCGGCCAGGTCTTCACCGTCGGCGAGCTCGAGACGATCCTCCTGTCGATCAGCCGTGGTGCTGACAACCAGGAGCTCGTCGACGCGCTCTACAACGACGTCGAGCGTCACGTCCTGGGCATCAAGCACCGCCTCGAGCTCGCCGCCGGCGACGTCCTCGAGGACGGCATCTTCTCCCTGGTCGACGAGAACGGCCTCACCATCGAGGCCGACTTCGGCGTCGACGCGGCGTTCCTGCCCGACGCGACGACCCTCTGGTCCAACCCGAACGCCGGGCACATCAACCAGGAGCGCCTCTGGATCGAGCACCTCATCGACGAGGGCGACGGCGCCCCCGCCGAGGCGATCACCTCGACCGCGGTGCTGCGTCAGCTCGCCCGCTCCGAGGAGTACAAGCAGCTCCTCTACGGCGACCTGGTCGACGTGACCGGCCGTCCGACGCTCCTGCCGGGCCAGATCAACGAGGCCCGTGCGCGGGCCGGTCTGCCCCCGGTGCGCGCCTACGACGTGAAGGTCCGCGTCGACGGCGTGCAGAAGCGGACGATCGCGGAGAACCGCTTCATCCTCCTGCCCGAGAACAAGGAGGAGTTCGCCGAGACGCAGTACGGCATCACGGCAGAGGCGCTCACGCTCGCCCGCAACGGCAACCCGCGCATCGAGCGCGAGGACCTGCCCGGGATCGTCGTGACCGCGTGGGAGCAGGACAACCCGATCAGCACGGGCACGAAGTCCGCGGCGGTCGCCATGCCGGTGCTCTACGGCACGGACTCGTTCGTCAGCGCCAAGGTCCTCTGACCCTGGCGGCGGGGCGGCTCGGACTTCCTCCGGGCCGCCCCGTTCCACCCCGTCCCCACCATCCGAAGGAGCCCACCGTGGCGAAGGCAAAGAGCACGTTCCACGACCTGGATCCGGCCACCGGCAAGGTCACGATCTACCGTCCGGGCCAGAAGGTCCCCGACGCCGTCGCCGGCCGTGTCGGCGCCCACCTCCTCGACGGGCCCCGCCCGGTCCTGACGGCGGACCTGTCCGTCGACGGCGACGTCTCCGAGGCGCTGCAGGGCGCGCAGGCGCAGATCGCCGAGCTCGTGGCCGCGGTCACCGAGCGTGACGAGCGCATCGCCGCGCTCGAGGCCGAGCTCGAGGAGGCGCTCGACGCTGCCACCACCGGTGGCGACGACGATCCGACGGGCGACCTCGACGACCTCGACCCCGACGCCGAGGCGCCGGTCGAGCTGTTCGACCCGTCGAAGCACGACGTCGACGAGGTCCTGGCGCACCTCGAGAAGTCCGACGAGGCGGAGTACACGCGCGTCGTCGAGCTCGAGGGCAAGGGCAAGGCCCGGAAGGGCATCCTCGGCGGCTGACCTCCCGCAGCCGCCCACGGCCCGGCCACCCGTCCCCTACCTGGCGCGGTGGCCGGGCCGTCCCTCTTCCGAAAGGACCCAGCACCATGAGCACTCTCAACGAGCGGCAGCTGTCGTGGCTCCGCGGCCGCATCGGCGCCACGCCTGACGACCTGGCGCTGCACCAGAAGTTCGACCGGCTCGGCAGCGTCCGCGACGTGGCGCTCGAGGTCCTGCGCGCCCGCCTGCACGCTCTCCTCGCCTCGCCGCTGTCCGTCAACATCCCCGGCGCGGTCTCCATGAACAACGCCGAGAACGTGAAGGCCCTTGAGCGGCAGATCGCCGAGCTCGAGAAGCTCGTCGACGACCCGTCGCTCCCGACGCCCGTGCCGGCCGACGACCGCGGCGAGCTCGGCACGTTCGCGCTGGCCCGCACCCGGCGCCGCTGACCGTGGCCCGCTACGAGTGGCCGCCGCTGCCGATCGCGGACACCGACGACGCTGCCGAGGCGCTCGCCGAGGCCCTGGCGCGCTCGTGGGCGGACCTCGAGGCGGAGCGGGTCCGGGTGCTCCTCGACCCCAAGATGCTCCGCAAGCGCGAGGTCGACGCCTGGATCAAGGAGTTCCAGGCCGCGATCGATCGCTTCGGGGAGGAGGTCGCGTTCCACCTCGAGCGGTTCGCCGGGCTGCACCTGGCGCCGCAGTACATGGCCGGCGTGGTCGCGTCCGGCGGGGTCGCCGCGTGGACCGCGATCCACTCGCAGGCGTTCGTGGCCCTGGCGACCGACACCTACGCCGACTTCCTCGCCCGCTCCCAGGCCGCCGGCGAGACCTCTGCGGACTTCGCTCGCGCTGTGCGGGCCGCATCGCGTGCCGAGGTCCCCAAGCTCGCCGCGGGTGGTCGGACGGCCGCACAGGCCGCCGAGCGCCTCGAGGCGCGCCTCCTGGGGGAGTACGACATCACTCGCGTGGTCTACCGCAACGGTGCCCGGGTTCCCGTCGACGTCTACACGCGCATGGCCGCGCGCACGAAGTCGGCCGTCGCCTACAACGCTGGCACCCTGAACCAGGGCGTCTCGATGGGCGTGAAGTACGTCGAGGTGTTCGACGGCACCGACTGCGGCTGGCGCTACCACGAGGACCTCGACAAGGCCGCGGGCTCGATCCGCACCCTCGAGGAGGCGGCGCAGTACGCGATCAGCCACCCCAACTGCACGCGTGCGTTCGGCCTCCGGCCGGACATCGTCGACCCGGCGGCCGCGTCGCCCTCGACGACGCAGGAGCAGCGCGACGACGCCGCCGAGCACGACTGGTCGCCGGAGAAGCAGGCGATGCGGGACCGCTCCCGCCATGCCCGTCGCCAGCAGATCGCGCAGTCCCGCGTGGCCCGCCAGGAGCGGCTGCGGGCGCGCTACCTCGCCGAGGCCGCGGCGTCCTCGTAGGAGGGCACCGTGCGGATAGGATGAACACATGACCGATTCCCTGAGCCGCCTGTCGATCAACGAGACCGCTCCCGGCCGCGCCGAGGTCTCCCTCGACGGCACCGACGTCTCCTCGCAGCTCGCCGGCATCGACCTGCGCCTCTCGGCCGGCGCGGTCGCCCACGCGGTGCTCCACGTCCACCCCGCGAACCTGATCGACTTCGACGGCCTCGCCCGCGTCTACGTGGGCGACCCGTCCGCGCCCGACCCGGGTCCCGCCACGGCTGTGTTCCTCGGGCGCATCTCCGCCGAGGAGCTCGAGAAGGCGGCGCTGCAGCGCGCCGACCTCGGCACCGAGCCGCACGCCCTCACCGCGGCCATGCTGCGCCAGCTGATCGAGTGGGCCGATGTCCGGCCTTGAGCTCGGCGGCGTCCGGACCGCGGTCGACCTGCTGCTCGCCGGCTCCGCCGTGCTCGTCATCCGCGACCACGGCGCCAGCGACGACGTGCTCAACCAGGGCACGGGCAAGCTCGAGCCGCCCCCGCCGGACCTGCGGTACTCCGGTCCGGCGGGGGTCGTGCCGGCGATCGCCCCTTCCGGGCTGCCTGCGTTCGACACGGCCACGACCCCCGACGACGACGACACGACGCACCGACTGCTGCTGCCGCTCGTGGCGCCGGACGACCTCCGCTCCGGCGACCTCCTGCGCGTCGACGCCGTGCCGGCCTCCTCGGGCGACCCTGCGCTCGTCGGCCGGTGGTTCGAGTTCACGGGCCCGCCGTCGACCAGCATGTTCGCCGTCGTGCGGATCGGGTGGCTCAAGCCGACCCGTGGCCCGACCCTCCCCGAAGGCTGGGCCCCGTAATGGCCCCGCACCCCAACGCGCACCCGTCGGCCGGCGCCTACAGCAACGCTGCTGAAATCGCCGCCGACCTCCGGGCTGTCGGGGCGGCCGCGCAGTCGCGGGCCCGCGAGAAGGTCGACCACCACGCCATGCTGCTCGAGACGCGCGTGAAGGCCGCAGCCTCCGGCCGCCCTGGCCCTCGCGCCCCCTCTGGTGACTACCGGCGCTCGTGGACCACCGAGCCGTTCGCGGCCGGGTCGCTCGTCGGGGCGTCCGTCGGCACGGACAAGCCGCAGGGCCGCCGCCTCGAGTACGGGTTCGTCGGCCCCGACCGGCTCGGGCGCGTCTACAACCAGCCCCCGTTCCCGCACCTGCAGCCGGCGCTCGACGCCACCACGCCCGAGTTCGAGGAAGCGATGAAGGACCTAGGAGACTGGACGTGACCACCACCGCTCTGCGCCGTCAGCCGATGAGCCTGGCCCTGCGCGACGCCCTGGCGCATACGATCGGGTTCCCCTGCGAGCTGCGGTCCATCCCGCGTGTCCGCGACGGCGCCGCGACGGTCTCTGCTGCCCCGCCCTACGTGATCCTGTACCCGCTCGACGGCGGCAGCTCCGGCACGCAGGGGAAGCCGCACTCCTCCGCCGCGTGGTCCTACCAGGCCACCCTTGTCGGCCAGCGGGGCGACCAGCTCGAGCTGCTCTACGACCGGCTCGTCGCGTTCCTGTACGACCGCCACGCCTCCGGCGCGTGGGTTCACCCGCTCGCCGTGGAGGGCCAGAAGGTGTACGACCGCAACAAGGACGACGAGAACGGCGCGGGTGCGTCAGGTGAGGACACAAAGGCCGGTATCATGTCCCATGACGTGCGGTTCACACTGAGCGTTTCCCCTGCCTAGAAGGAGCCCTGCAATGGCCGAGTTCACCGACATCACCCGCGAGGACGTCGTCACGAAGTGCCCGACGCGCGCCCTGGAGTTCTACAAGAAGCGTGGCTGGTCCGTCGTGACCTCCGACGACTCCGATGCCGGCACGCAGCCCGACGGCGACCCCGTCGCCCCGGCTGCGGGCGAGCTGGTCGTCGACGGCACGCTCCCCGCCGGCGAGCTCGGCGCGGGCTCCGAGGTCCCGCCGCTCGACGGCCCCAAGACCACCGACGGCGGCTCGCTGCCCGAGGGTGAGAACGCGACCGCGAGCGTCTCCGCGGAGAGCGAGAGCAAGGCCGTCCGCGGCCGCGGCTCCCGCTGATCCTTTCCCACTCATCCGGTCGGGCACGTCCCGGTCATAGGAGGACACCATGAGCACTCGTTTCGTCCGGCGCGGTGTCAGCAAGTACTACTGGCTGACCGGCGTCTCCGACTACCGGAACATCACCCGCAGCGACCTCACGGGCGGCATCGACCTGTCCGACGAGATCGCCGACATCAGCGGCTGGTCGCTCGAGAACCAGGCCGCGTCGACGCCCGACATGGGTTCGCGGTTCGAGAAGAACATCCCCGGCCTCGACTCGGCCTCGGACTCCTCGATCACCTGCTACGAGCCCGAGGAGGACCCGACCGGCGACGAGGTCGACATCTCGGCCGTGCTGCCGAAGGGCGAGGCTGGCGTGTTCGTCATCCTCCGCCGCGGCGACAAGCCGGGCAGCCTCTCGCTCGACGCGTTCCCCGCTCGGGTCGCGTCGAACAGCGCCGAGCACTCCGCCGGCAACGACGCCGCGCGGATCGTCGTGCAGTTCACGATCACGACCGAGCCGGAGCAGGACCAGCCGGTCCCCGTGGCGGCCTGACCGGTCGCCCAGCACCACCACAACTACATCGGGTGCTCGTCCTCCCGAGGTCGGGCCGAGAAGGTTCCCCCTGGCACCCAGGGGCTATAACTTCCGGCCCGCCCTCGGGGCATCACCGCACGCCGCGAGGAGCCCCCGATGAGCACCACGTCCACCAAGAAGGCCACCACCGACGCGTCCGTCGCCGACGAGGTCTGGGCCACGAAGCGCGAGAAGCTGCGGCGTCGTGGCCGCAAGACGCGCCACTTCGACTTCCTCGACGAGGACCTCGAGGCCGAGCTCGAGCAGGCGCAGAACGTCGTCGGCGTCGCCGAGCTCGCCTGCCGCAAGGCCACCGAGGCCCAGCACGCCGACTCCACCCACGCGGTGCGCGAGAAGGCCGTCGCTGACGCCCTCCGCGCCAACCGCAAGGTCACGTCGGCTCGCAAGAAGCTGACCCTGGCGCAGAAGAAGCGCGACGAGGGAACCGTCCGCATCTACCTTCGCGGGCTCGGGTCGGACGTCTACGACGCGCTGGTCTCCGAGCACCCCCCGACCGACGCCGACCGGGCCAAGGGCCGGGACTACGCCCTGGCCACCTTCGCGCCGGCGCTCGTGGCCGCGTGCTCCCTGGACGACATGACCGAGGAGGACGCCGCGGACCTCATCGCGAGCCTGTCGCAGGGCGAGTCGTCGCTGCTGTTCGCCACGGCCGTCGAGGTGAACCAGGTCGCGCAGGTCTCCCTGGGAAAAGGCTGAGGGCGGACCCCTCGCTGGTCGCTGAGCTCGAGCTGTGCGAGTCCCTCGGAATCTCGCACTCGCACTTCCTCGGCGGTCCGGCCGAGTGGACGCCCCTCGACCGCGACAAGGCGCTGCAGCTCCGCGCGTGGAAGGCGGCGCACTGCTCCGGCTGCGGCACCCGCGCGGAGGAGTGGGACCCCAAGCGCGGCGGCCACCGGTTCGCGTACATCGGGCACTGGTCCCGCTGCCCGGGCTGCGAGGTCAAGGAGCAGGAGCGCCACAACGTCCCCGAGGACGCCAAGGGCGTTCACATCGGCCTCGTCGTCAACCCCGAGCTCGCTGACCTGGAGGTCTCCGCATGAGCGACAAGATTCTCGGCGTCAAGGTCCAGGCCGATATCGGCACCTACGCCGGCGACATGAACAAGGCCGCCGCGGCCACCGACAAGGTCGGCGCCGCTGCGGACCGCGCCGGCGCGGCCACGAAGAAGCAGGGCGACGCCTCCGAGAAGGCGGCCGACTCGAACAAGCGCCGCACTCAGTCGACCGACGAGTCGACGACCTCCCAGCAGCGCAACAACGAGGAGACCACCCGGGCGGTCGTCAACACCCAGGAGCTCGGGACGGCGCTCGTCGTCGTGGGCGGCTCCCTCACGGCGGTGGCGGCCGCGGCGATGTCGACTGGCATCGCGTACAACACGCTGCAGCAGCAGTCCCGTGCTGCTCTCACGACGCTGCTCGGGACCGCTGAGCAGGCGAACGCGCAGATGGACCAGCTCGACGAGTTCGCGCGCACCTCGCCGTTCGCCAAGGACACCTTCATCACCGCGCAGCAGCAGATGCTCGCGTTCGGCATCGAGACCCGAAAGGTCATCCCGTACCTCGACGCCGTGCAGGACGCCGTGGCTGCCTCCGGTGGCACCAACGCCGACATCTCCGGCCTGGTCGCCACGATGTCGAAGATCCAGTCGTCCGCGAAGCTGACCGCGCAGGACCTCATGGAGTTCGGCAACCGCGGCGTGGACGCCGCGTCGCTCATCGGCTCCCAGATGGACATGACCGGCGCCCAGGTCCGCAACGCGATCACCTCCGGCTCGCTCGACGCCACCGAGGCCCTCGACGCGCTCGCCGCCGGCATGTCCGAGCGGTTCGGCGGGGCGGCCGAGAACGTGAAGAACACCGCCGTGGGCGCGTTCGACCGGGTGAAGGCCGCGTGGCGCGACCTGTCCTCCGAGCTCGCGGAGCCGTTCGTGAGCAAGAACGGCGGCGGCATGCTCGTCGACCTCCTCAACGTCACCGCGGACGTCATGCGCGACTTCCAGGCCCTCCCGGGCCCGGTCAAGACCACCGCAGCGGCGATCCTGTTCCTCGGCGGTGCTGCTGCTCTGGCCGGCGGCACGTTCCTGCTCATGCGCCCGAAGGTCATCGCGCTCAAGACGGAGATCGCGTCGCTCGAGCTGCGGTCGCGCATGGCCGGTCTGTCGCTGCAGCAGCTCGACAAGGCCGCGATGCTCCGCAACATGGCGAAGGGCGGCCTGGTGCTGGCCGGCATGGCGGTGGCCGCTTCGGACCTGACCGAGAAGTTCGAGGGCGCCACGACGATCTCTTACGCCCTCATGGGCGCAATGGCCGGCCCGCTGGGCGTCGCGATCGGCACGACCCTCGGGCTCATGACCGAGCTCAGCAACTCGACCGCGGACCTCGAGGAGCGGTTCGCTTCGGCACGGGAGGCCCTCGGTGGGGCGAACACGTTCGCCGACCAGGACAAGGCCCTGGCCGCGCTGTCGAAGAACGTCGCCGACTACTCCGACGTCTCGCTCAAGAACCTGTCGGGCTGGAAGGTCGGCCTGCAGGCCGCGCTCGGCATGGACAACGTTGTCGAGAAGCAGCGGAAGGACTTCGCCGACCTCGAGGGCAACATGGAGCAGTACCGGGGCGCGCTGCAGCTGCTCGAGGACCGCACCGTCGGCGCCAAGGACGGCGTGAACGAGCTGTTCGACGCCGAGAAGATGCAGGGCTTCTACGACCGTGCGAAGCCGATCCTCGAGGGCCTCGGCATCGACATCGAGGAGGTCCTCAAGGCCGGCCCGGAGTCCGAGCAGTGGGCCGCGGCCGAGGCTGCCCTGGCCGCGTACGGCGAGACCGCCGGGAGCGCGACCGGCCCCGCCTCCGACCTCGCCGAGGCCGTCGCGTCGACGGGCACCGACCTCATGAGCGCGGCCGAGTCCGCCAAGGCGCTCGACGACGCCCTCTCCGCGCTGTTTAACCCCGCGATGGACTACGACAAGGCCACGAGCGCCTGGTACGAGGGCCTCGAGAAGCTCGAGAAGGTCCTGCAGGGCAACAAGGCGACCGTCGACCTGACCACGACCGCGGGCCGGGAGAACAACGCCGCGATCCGCGAGCAGGTGGGCGCGCTGCAGGACCAGATCGTCGCTGCCGCGCAGGCTGGCGAGTCGAACCAGACCCTCGCGGCGATGCTCCGTGACGGCCGTCAGGCGTTCATCGACACAGCCACGGACGCCGGGTGGACGAAGGAGGCGATCAGCAGCCTTCTCGATGAGTACAACCTGACGCCCGATCTGGTGCAGACCGTCATCGAGGAGGTCGGCGCTGCGGAGGCTCAGGAGGCTGCTCGCGCGGCCGCGGGTGAGATGGACAACCTCGACGGGACGACCGCGGGCCTGTTCATCACGCCCCCGGCCACGGGTCCTCCGAAGGCTGCGATCGACGACGTGAGCGCACGCCTGACGTCGCTCGGCCGGCAGGTGGCCCGCCCGTCTATTTCCGTGTCGATCGGCAACGCTCTCACGCAGATCGCATCGGTCGGCGCCCGCCTCGACGAGGTCATCCGCAAGAAGCGCGAGGCGAACGCCGAGGCCTACGGCGGGTTCTACCCCGGCGGCGCTCCTGCGTACGCCCGGGGCGGGTTCGTCGACGGCGTCCCCCGCTACGCACGGGGCCACCTGGACCCGCACATCGCCCGCGCCGGCGTGCCTCGCGCGATCTACGCCGAGCCCGAGACGCAGGGCGAGTCGTTCATCCCCCACGCGATGGACCGGCGCTCCCGGGCCACCGAGATTCTCGGGCTCACTGCGGACAAGTTCGGCTACGACCTCATGCCGAAGGGCCGCGAGCAGGTGCGCGGTGCCGTGGTCATGAACACCCAGGAGGCGCCGCTCGTGGGGTCCCTGGTCATCGGCGGCGAGACGCGCCGCGAGCGCCGCGACAACCTCGAGCTCGCCGATCGGCAGCTCCGCAAGATCAAGCGAGGAGGCCGCTCATGGTGAACATCGCCGAGCTGCAGGTCGAGGTGGGCGGCGTCGTGTTCGGGCACGGCACCGACGCGCCGCTCGAGTCCATCCGGGGACTCGGCACGGGGCCGCTCCGTGACCGCGAGTGGGAGAACGCCGGCGAGGACGGTCGGGCGTTCGGCACCGAGTACCGCGACGGGCAGACGATCCTGTTCGCCGGCGCGGTCGTCCGCGAGGGCGACCCTGCGGGCGCGTGGGATCGCGTCTCCGCCCTGCAGGACGTGTTCGACGACCCGGAGCTCCTCCGCAACCCCCGCGCGGTCACCACGTGCCGTGTGCGCCGTCCTGGGCGGCCTGCCCGGGTCGCCTACGGCCGGCCCGAGGAGTTCGACTTCGACAACAGCCGGCAGGCGATCGGCCTGCTCCCGTTCGACGGCGCGTTCCGCAAGTCCGACCCGCACTGGTACGACGACGTCGAGCAGAGCATCCGGGTGCGTCTCTCCTCGCAGTCGTCGTCGCACATCATCCTCGACGACGACGGGTTCCTGGTCGCACCCGTCACGACGACCGCGGTGGCCCGTCGTGCGTCCATCATCGAGAACGGCGGCAAGCGCCCCACGTGGCCGGTGCTGCGGTTCGCCGGGCCGATCACCAACCCCACCGCGACGCTCGTCGACGGAGTCGGGCGCCGCCTCTGGTCCCTCGGCATGGTCGGGACGGTCCCCGCAGGCCAGGTGGCCGTGTTTGACACCCGCCCGTGGTCCCGCTCGGCCGCGCTCGAGTCCGGTGCCCCTCTGCCGGGTCGCATGACGCTCGACTCCGCCCCCTCCCGTTCCACGATCCCGCCCGGCGAGCACGAGCTTGTGTGCTCCGGGATCGACGCCACCGGAACGTCCTACTTCGACGCGAGCTGGCGTGCCGCGTACCGGACCCTCTGAGAAGGAGCACGATCATGTGGGACTCCACCCCCTGGTTCATCGCTGGCGGCAAGCACGGCCCCGAGGTCGCGCGGCTCGTGGCGTACAACGCGTGCGGCGGCGTCGACGGCGTCACGCGGCCTGGCGACCTCAAGGTCCGTCCGAGCTCGCCGGCGGCGCAGTCCGTTGTCCTCAGCCCGGGCGCGACGTCGATCGTCAACCGGTCGGCCGGCGCTGCGTCGCAGGCGTACTCCGCGCGCAAGACCGAGGACGAGGTCGTGCCCCTGACGCCGACGCCGGCCGGCTCGGCCCGCACCGACCTGATCTGCGTCATCATCAACGACCCGGAGTTCCCCGGCTACGACTCGACGAAGGGTGGCGTCTACACGCTCGTCGTCGAGGGCGTCCCGGCCGACACGACGCGCCTGCAGGCCGTCCCCGGCTGGGCCAGCCGTTCCGGCTACGCCGTGGCCGCCGTGACCCGGCCGGCGAACACCGGCACGGCCACCGCGGGTCACATCCGCGACCTGCGGCGCCTCTCCCAGCCGCGCTCGCACCGCGACCCGCTGACGTACTCGCTGCTGCCCACCGACGCGGAGACCCTGACGTCGACGTCGGCGACGGGCGAGCAGTGGCCGGACGCTGCCGGCTGGAACGTCCAGATCCCGGAGTGGGCCACGCGGGTGAAGGTCGTTGCAACCTGGTACGGCGTGCGGGTGCCCCCGGGCAACCTCGTCGGGCGCGTCCAGGCGCGGCTCGGGCTCGTCGCCCAGGCGAACGCCCCCGTCACGCAGGAGATCGTTTTCGACACCCCGAACGCGAACAACGTCTCCCGCGACACGTGGGGGCTCGCCGACGACCTGCCGATCCCCGCCGAGCTGCGCGGCACGACCGTCTACGCGCACCTGCGCGGCCGCATCACCGCCTCCTCGGGCAACAGCGCCCGCGTGTCCCTCGACAACGGTTCGTCCGTCGTGCTCGACCTGCAGTGGGTGGAGGAGGTCGAGTGACCGCGTGGCGCTACCTCGCGCAGAACGTCCGCACCGGGGCGTGGCTCCACCCCGACCTTCCCCTGCGGGACGTCGAGGTCGAGCGCGCTGTGTCCGCGCCTGGCGGCATCGACGCCGTCATCGCGCCGGAGGTGTGGGACCTGCGCGCCCCCGACGGCTCCCAGCTGCTCCGCGAGTGGCAGACGGCGATCTACGCCGAGGCTGACGGCGTCATCCGTGGCGCCGGCATCTACGTGCGGTCGGCCCTCGAGGACGACGGCGAGTCGTGGTCGCTCGAGTGCCCCGGCTTCACGTCCTACCCTCACGGCATCCCGTTCGGCGGTCGCTACTACCGGTGGAACGCCGACCCGTTCCTCATCGTGCGCGACATCTGGTCCCACCTGCAGGGGTACGCCAACGGGAACATCGGCATGGTCATCGACGACGCGGTCTCCCCGGTCCGCGTGTCTCCCCCGAAGCCGCCGGACCGCCCCGAGCCGCCCAAGACCAAGCTGAAGGCGCCCGTGAAGGGCAAGAAGCCGAAGAAGGGCAAGAACGAGTCCACCGCTGCGTACAACGCCCGGGTCGCCGCATGGGAGAGCTCGTACGCCTCCCGGCGGGCTGCGTACGAGGCCGCCAAGAAGAACCTCGCGCGGTCGAAGGAGTCGATCAAGAAGGCCCAGGAGCGGTGGGACGCTCAGTACGGCGACCACGACCCCTACGAGCTCTCCTGGTGGGAGGCGCCCGACTGCGGTTCCGAAATCGACCGGCTCGCCGTCGAGACGCCGTTCGACTACGTCGAGACCCACCGGTGGAACGCCGCCCGCACCAACGTGCTCCACCGCGTCGACTTCGGACAGCCCCGCTTCGGGCGCCGGCGCAACGACCTGCGCTTCCAGGTCGGCGAGAACGTCGTCGTGGTCCCCGACACGGAGCACGACGGCGACGAGTACGCCAACGGGATCATCGCCCTCGGCAAGGGCGACGGCCGCGACATGCTGCGCGTCGAGGTGAACCAGGACGACGGCCGGCTCCGTCGCCCGCGCGCTGTCCCGATGAAGGACATCGGCAACGCCACCCGCCTCCGCGCACTGGCCGGCGCCGAGCTGCAGCAGCGGCTCGCGCTCGAGGGCATCGCCGAGCTCGTCGTGATCGACCACCCGAACGCGCCGCTCGGGTCCTGGTCGATGGGCGACGAGGTCGCGCTCGAGGTCCGCACGCCCGGCGGGGACCGCAAGACCATCTGGTGCCGCATCGTCTCCGAGCTCGTCCGGCCGGGGTCCGACGACCGGATCCAGCTCACCGTTGTCAACGCAGATCGGGTCCTGTCATGAGCAACCAGTCGAGCCGCAAGCTCGCGCGCCGCGTCCACCAGATCGAGTCCCGGGTCGCTGCGGGCGAGCGCGCAGCGCAGTCCGCCTACCGCTCGATCGAGGCCGGGGCCATGACCGTCTACGACGAGGACGGCAACCCCGTCGCCGCGCTCGGGAAGGCGGCCGACGGCACCGTGGGGCTCGTCGACCTGGTCGACGCGACGCCCGCCGCGCCTGCCGACGTGAACGTCACGCCCGGCAGCTCGTCGATCGTCGTGCAGTGGGCGGGGGAGTACCTCGAGGACCAGCCCGCCGGGGTCACGATCGCGTACATCGGCGTGCACGCCTCGCCGGAGGAGGGCGAGGAGTGGGACGACTCGACGGAGGTTGCCCAGCTGCCGCCCGCTGGCGGCGTCCTGACGCTCCCGGCCGACTCCGACGTCCCGACGTACGTCACGCTCGTCGCGGTGTCTGCTGCGGGCACCTGGTCTGCCCCTGGCGACGTCCACGAGGTCACGCCGTTCTACTACGACGAGACCCTCGAGCAGCTCATGGCCGACTTCCAGGCCGACCTCACGGGCGCCGTGAGCGCGGTCAGCGAGATGGGCACGGCGGTCGCGGCGGCCGCGCAGGCTGCGTCGGCCGCCAACGCCGCGGCCGTCGCCGCCCAGGATTCCGCCAACGGCAAGAACCGTGTCTGGTACGTCACGCCCCCCACCCCGTACGTCGGGGTCGTCGGCGACACGTGGTTCGACGCCGCGAACGGCTACCGCCTCAACCGCTGGTCGGGCACCGAGTGGGTGGCGTCCGAGCTCGGCCACCAGGCGATCGGATCGCTCGACCTCGGGAAGGCCACCGTGGGGTGGCTGGACGTGGCGAACCGCGTCAAGGCCGGGTCGATCACCTCCCCGCTGCTCGCCGTGACCGGCGACAACGTGTTCCCCGACACCGGGTTCCGCACCGACGCGTTCCTCACCTCAGGCACCGGCGGCCGGTTCGGCAACGGCACCGGCTGGGACGTCTACACCGCCGGGTCCGGCGCCCGCGCCGTCCGCTACACGGTCCCCGCGGGCGGGGGGACGGGCTTCTTCGACATCTTCCCCGTCACCTCCGGTACCCCCAGCAACGAGCCCGCGAAGGCCGCCGCGCGTGAGCAGTGGCTGCAGGTCTCCGGCGGCGAGCGGTGGATGCTGCGGTTCGCGCACTACAAGACCGCGACCCGGTTCAAGGTGTACGCCAACTTCCTCCGCACCGACGGCACCACCGGCGGCGTCGACCTCGTGTGCCAGGAGGACAACGCCGTGTGGGTCACGGCCGCAGGCAACTCGACCACCATGCGCTCCTACGTCCTCACCGTGCCGGAGAACGTCACGCACGTCGCGCTCCGCGTGCAGGTCGAGGGCGCCGCAGGGCAGACGTGGGCGATGTACGGCGAGACGCCGACCCTGCACCGCATGGAGTCCGGCCGGCTCCTGGTCGACGGGATCATCACGGCCGCGAAGCTCGCCGTCGGCGCCATGACTGCGAAGCTGATCGAGGGCGACGTCATCGCCACCGCGCTGGCCGGGCAGCGGGTGCAGATCAGCCAGACCGGCATCGCCACCTACAACACCGCGAACGCGATCACCGCGACGCTCTCGGCGGCGGCCGGCGGCATGAACCTCTCCGGCGTGCTCAACGTCGCCGAGACCGGCGAGGTCCGCATCGGTGGCACAACTCACCACGTGCGCGTCAGGACGGCCTCCCCTGACGGGTATGGCGCTCGCGGCTCGATCCTGTTCGACGGCAGCGCGTACTCGAAGCCGGCGGAGATCTTCGCCGACGCCAGCGACACCACGCGCAGCTCGATCCAGATGAACTCGCCCGCGACCGCATCCGACACCGTCCGCACCTACCTGCGTCTCGTGTCGGCCGGCGCTGGGAGCTCGCCGAACGAAATCTGGACGAACACGTCTTGGCTCAACTTCGTCGGCTCCACCACCCTGTACGCGCAGGCCGCTCTCTGGATCGCCCCCGGCGGCAACACGCGTCTCGCGCCCGCGGGCGATGCTCAGCTCGAGCCCGAGGGCTACGTCACGTCGAACCAGATCTACAACTTCACGGCGTCGGCCACCGCGAACATGGCCATCAACGCGAACACGCGCCGCATCCACCGCACCTCGTCGTCGCTGCGGTACAAGCAGGACGTGCAGGACCTCGTCGTCGACGAGGGCCTGTTCATGCGGCTCCGGCCGCGCACGTGGCTCGACAAGGCGGAGGTTGCTCGCTACGCCGACGACGAGACGGGCACGGAGCCGATGCCGCTCCGCTACCCCGGGTTCGTCGCTGAGGAGGTCCTCGAGGACGGTGGCGGCATGTTCGTGGAGTTCGTCGACGGGCGCGCCGAGTCGCTGCACTACGACCGGATGATCGCGGCCGCGGTCCTCGCAATGAGGGCCCTGGCGCGCGAGAATGAGGAGCTCAAGAAGAAGAACGCCGAGCTGGACGCCAAGGTCGTCCGGCTCGACCGCAAGCACACCGCGCTCGACCGCCGAGTCGCGCTCATCGAAGGAGCAGCATGACCGACACCACCAGCACCCAGGACCAGGGCACCCCGCTCGACATCGACGCGATCATCGGGGACCTGTCGACGCAGGTCGCCGACCAGGCTCGGACCATCGCGATCATCCGCACGACTGCCGCGCACTGGCAGAACGTCGCCGCCTCGCAGGCCGCCGAGCTGGCCGTGCTGAAGAAGGCCGGCGCCCGCTCGGGCAGCCCGGCGAAGAAGGCGGCGGCGAAGAAGCCGGCCAGGCGTCCCGCGAAGAAGGCCGCGGCCTCTCCGGCGAAGTGACGCTCCGGCGCGTCTCGCATGCGCGCATCATAGGAGGGCACAGATAGACTGGTCCTCGTCCTGTCGCCGTGGAAACCGGGGAACCTTGCATGGCTAATGAGCCGACGCCCGCTGAGCTTGCGCGGCGGCAGGACGACGTCGTGCAGGAGATGCGCGCCGGGTTCGCCCGGATGGAGGAGCGGCTCGGCCGGGTCCCCACGACCGAGGTGCTGTCCGCGCATCTCGGTTCGTGGGAGCGGGCGCTCGCCGGCGTGCAGTCCGCGCAGCGCGACGCCGACCTTCGCCACGCCGAGCAGCTGCAGAAGCTCGAGCGGGACCACCTGGCCGCGATCAACGAGCTGCGGGCCGACGGCGAGCGCGGCCGCGGGGTCCTGCACACCAAGCTCGAGGCGCTCGACGGCAAGGTCACCCGCGAGCTCAAGGAGCGCGACGCCGAGGCGAAGGCCACCCGCCGGTGGGCGATCGGCGCCGCCCTCACCGCGGTGGGACTTCTCATCGCCGTGCTCGGCCTGATCGTCAACGTAGGGGGCGTAGGAGGATGAACACACAGCGCGCGTCACGCACCCGAGTCGCCCTGCGGTGGCTCGGCTACACCGCGGCGGTGCTGACCGTCGCCGCCCTGGCCCTGGGAACCATGACACTGTTCGAACGGTCCGCGGTCTCCCGCGAGGAGCGTGGCGAGCTGCGGTCCGGGCTCGACGCCTCCCGCGAGACGACCGAGCAGCAGGACGTGGCGATCTCGCTCCTGCAGCAGCAGCTCGAGGACATCGGCGAGATTCCCATCGTCCCCGTCAGTCCGAGCGAGACGGCCCCGACCGTCCCCCTCCTGGTCGCCCCTGGCGCGCAGCCGTCGGAGTCCCGCCTGCAGCGCGCGATCGAGGACTACTGCGCGTCCGGCGGGTGCGGCGAGGACGGGGCCGACGGGGCCACCCCCTCCCTGGCCCAGCTCTCCGGCATCGCCGCCCAGGCCGTGGCTGCGTACTGCGCCCCACGCAACAGCTGCACGCCGCCTGCGCCCCCTGCGGGCAAGGACGGCGCGACCGGCGGCCAGGGCCCGCAGGGTGTCGGGCTGCGGCGTCTCGCGTGCGTCGACGGGGAGCTCGTCGCGTTCCTCACGAACGACACCTCGAGCACGGTCGAGGGCGGCTCCGCCGCGTGCTCGCCGCCCCCCGTCCTCCCCGGGACGGACCCCGACCCGGAGCCCACCCCCGACCCCTCGGCCACGCCCGCCTCATAGGAGCACACCATGTCCGTCACCTACATTCCTCGGTCCGAGTGGACCAACACCAAGAACGGCCGCGCCGGCCGGGCCCTCGACGTCGCCCGCGTCGACGGGTTCGCCGTCCACTACCCCGCCGACGGGAACGTCACCCTGGGGCGCCTGTCGCGCGCCCAGGTGGCCGCCAAGCTTCGCGCCTACCGGCAGGTCCACCTCAACAAGAAGTGGGCCGACATCGGCTACAACTACGCGATCGACCAGGCGGGCCGCATCTGGTTCCTGACCGGCGACAACGTCGGCGCCCACGCGAACGTCGTCGGGAACACGCGCCGCATCGGCGTGCTGTTCGTCGTCGGCAACAACGAGCCGATCAGCCCCGAGGCGATCGAGGCGTTCCGAGCCCTCCGCGCCGACAAGCGGCGGAAGTTCACGAAGGCGACGCTCGTGCAGGGCCACCAGCAGGTGCCCGGCAACAGCACCGCCTGCCCGGGCGCCCCCCTCATGGCCCTGGTGCGCTCCGGCGCGCTGTCCAAGGCCCCCGGTGCCACCACCGAGCCCGTCGAGCTCGACCGGCTCGCCGCGTCCTCCTACCCGCCCGTCGGCCCCACGCGCGGCGACCACATCACGTGGCTCGGCGAGCGGCTCGTGCTGCACCTCGAGGCCGCAGGCATCCGCGTGCCCTACGCCGTGGGCCCCGGCCCCGGCTGGTCCGACACCGACCGCGAGGCCGTGCGGCTGTTCCAGCTCGGCCAGGGCTGGACCGGCGACGACGCCGACGGCTACGTCGGACCCGTCACCCTGCAGCGGCTCGCTGCGGCCCCCTCCGCGTGGCCGGCGAAGGTCAACCCCGCCCCGGTCGACGAGCCGGAGCCCGAGCCCGCCCCGGAGACGCACTACGTCGTCGTCGCCGGCGACACCCTCTGGGCAATCTCCAAGCGGACCGGCGTGTCGCTCGACGACCTCAAGCTGTGGAACGCGATCGAGGACGCCGACGTCATCCGCGAGGGCCAGCTCCTCGCCGTCGTGCGCCCCGAGGTCATCCCGCCGATCTGCCCGGCACCCACCCCCGAGCCCGAGGCGCCCCCGGTCGTGGTCCCGACGCCCGAGCCGTTCGAGCTCGTCGACGAGCGGATCGTGTTCTGGAACCTCGCCGGCTACAACGCCGCGAAGGGCAAGGCGACGGCCAGCAAGCGGATCCCGGACATGGCGCGCGAGATCCTCGCCGACGCGCCCGACGTCATCATCGCCGTGGAGCACTCCCACGCCATGCTCCGCGAGATGGACGCCGCGCTGCCCGGGTTCCGACGTGCGCTGCTCCCGGGCCGTTCGGCGACGCAGTCGAACGGCGCCGGCCGCGAGGTCTACCTCCGCGACGCCGAGTACGTGATCGACCACGTCGAGCGGTCGACGACGCCGACCGAGCTCAACGGCGACGACAAGCCGATGCTCGGCGTGGTCTACAGCCCGAGGGACGGCGGCCTGCCCCGTGCGGTGGTCGCCGCTCACAACGAGTACCGCAAGGACGGCATCGACAAGGCGACGGGCCTGCACGCCGACACGGTCCGGGTGCGGCAGCTGCGCGAGAACCTGGTCTTCCTGGTCCACCGCATCGCCGACGGGCACGACGTCCCGTACTACAACCTCGCGCTCGGCGTCGACAGCAACTCGTACACGTGGGCCCTCGAGGAGGCCGTCCGCATGAATTGGCGGTCGTCCTTCCAGCTCGCCGGGGAGACGTCGCAGGGCAAGTACCGGACGCACAACAACTGGCGCACCCCGTTCCTCGAGGGCGGCCACTTCGACCTGGTGCTCGTGCGCCACTACGTCGAGGTCCTCTCGGCCGCGCAGGAGCTCAACGCGTCCCGCTCGGACCACCACAAGATCACCGTCGTCCGCAAGGTGCGGAAGTGACGGCCGACCGCTCAACCCCGAAGGAGAACCTCATGAGCGTCCCCACCCAGACCGCGCACCCGTGGCGCGCGACCCTCCGCACGACCCTGGCGGCCCTGCTCGCCGTGGCCGCGATGCTGCCGCTGATCTACCAGGCGGCGACGAACAACGACCCGGCGGCCGCTACGGGGCTCGCCGCGGCCGTCCTGGCGATCGCTGCCGGCATCACCCGCGTCATGGCCCTGCCGGTCGTCACGACCTTCCTGCAGCGGTTCGTGCCCTTCCTGGCGCCCGAGCCGGCGCCCGTGGTCCGGTCGCACCACGAGGGCGACGAGGGCGACGAGGGCGGCTTCTACGCCTGACTGGTCGTGAGCTGCGCGCCCTCGGGGGACTCCTCTGGGGGCGCGCAGCTGTGTCGGGTGCCGGCCGCGATCCGGGGGAGGGCATACGATATGGCCATGAGCGCCAACGACGTAGAGGTCCCCAAGCTGCCGGTGCTGCTCGGTCTGTGCGAGCTCGTCGAGCTGTTCCCGACGGTCGCCAAGCCGACGGTGTACCGGTGGAACACGATTCGGTCCGGGAAGCGGATGCTGCCCGAGCCCGCGGTGCGTGCCGCTCGCACGTCGCTGTGGACCGAGGAGCAGGTGGTCGCGTTCGCTGAGGACCGGCGCCTCCGGCTCGACGAGCGGGCCCTGGTGCGGATCCGAGCGAGGCAGGTTCGTCGCTCCGCTTGACTTGATAAACGTCAAGCATGGCTGTACGGTGTAACCATGACCAGCGCAGCCGCCACCGCCCCCGCCTACGTCGACCCGTGCCCCGGCATGAAGGGCGACGACACCGTCACCGAGGAGTGCGGCAAGTGCTCGGGCCGCGGCCGCATCCGCGCGTTCGCCGGCTACAAGTTCGGGATCTGCTTCGACTGCGACGGCGACGGCGTCCTGGTCCGCAAGGTCCGCAACATCCGCGCTGCCGCTCGCCGCTCCGCCAAGGTGGCCGCGGCCGAGGCTGACCGACTCGCCTCCCATGCTGCCCGCTACGACGCCGCCCGCGACGCCCTGGTCGCCGAGGCCGCCGAGCTCGAGGCCGCGCTCAGTGACGGTGACGACGTGGCCCGCTGCCACGCCGCCCAGGACGCCGTCCAGGCTGTCCTCCGCGGCTCGAGCGTGGCCGACGCCCTCGCCGGCTACCACTGGGAGACCGAGGGCCGCTTCGCCCCCGTCGTGGTCGGCGCCAACCGCTACCGGGGCGACTGCCGCGACTGCGGGGCTCGCGTCAAGGCCGGCGCTGGCGTGCTCGTCAAGGCCGACGGCGAGTGGCTCACCTACTGCACAGAGCACGCCCCGGGATGACCCTCCCCGGGGCACGGCGCGCCGGAGGCCCACCTCCGTCACGTCGTCATAGGACGGTACAGTAACGACCTGCCACCACCTACGAGGGAGACCCGATGTCCGCCAGCATCGCGCACCACACCACCGGCCAGATGATCCTCGACGTCCCGGAGCTCAAGCAGCCCGACGTCGTCACCGGCTCCACCATCCAGGAGCGGTTCGAGGCGTTCCACGACCTCAACCCGTGGGTGCTCGAGACGCTCGAGCGGCTCACCTCCGAGTACCTCGAGGGCGGCCAGCGCCGCATCGGGATCGGCATGCTGTTCGAGGTCCTGCGGTGGCAGTACGGCCGCGTCACCCGCGGCGACGAGTTCCGCCTGAACAACAACTACCGCTCGCGCTACGTGCGGCTGCTGCTCGCCGAGCACCCCGAGTGGGAGGCCGTGTTCCACACGCGCTCCCTGCAGTCCGCCTGACCTCCTCATAGGAGCACACAGACACCCGGCGCCTCCGCGCCGGCGCACGACCGCCAACCCAACGAAGGAGAACGACCGTGTCGTCGACACTGAAGATCAAGTCCCGCAAGCCCACCGGCCAGGTCCCCTACCCGCTGCTGCTCGTCGAGGGCCCCGAGAAGGCCGGCAAGTCCCTCCTGCCCGTCGTGCTGTCGACGTCGGAGCGGGTCGGCATGACCTACTGGATCGACCTCGGCGAGGGCGCCGCGGACGAGTACGCCGCGCTCCCCGGCGCGCAGTACGAGGTCATCGAGCACGACGGGTCCTACCGCGACATCCTCGAGCAGATCACGGCCGTCTACAACGAGGCCGCCCGCGCTGCCGCTGCCGGCGAGGCGCCCGTCGTGATCGTCATCGACTCCATGAGCGCCGAGTGGACGATGCTCGTGAATTGGACCAACGACCGCGCCCGTCGCTCGAAGAACGGCGTCCGCAAGCTGCAGGCCGACCCCGATGCCGAGATCGACCCCACCAGCAACCTCTGGAATGACGCCAACAAGCGCCACGCCCGGATCATGGACCTGCTGATGTCCTTCCCCGGAATCGCGATCGTGACGGCCCGCGGGAAGGAGGTCGCGGTCATCGGGCCCGGCGGCGCTCCGATCGAGGGCCGCAAGGAGTGGAAGGTCGAGGGCCAGAAGAACCTCGCGTACGACGCCACCGCCTGGATCCGTCTGTCGCGCGACCCCCGCGGCGCCGAGCTCGTCGGCGTCCGGTCGCTCCGCATGCAGGTCCCCGAGGGCCAGACGCTCGCCATGCCGATGAAGAAGGTCGGGTCGTGGGACGTCTGTGACCTCGAGACCTTCATCTTCGAGACGCTCGGCTGCACCCCCGGCAAGGCCCACGTGCGGGACCTGCAGCGCCTCCGCGGCGACGAGCTGCAGGGCGCGCTCGAGGAGGTCGCCCGCCTCGACGAGGAGGCCGCACTGAAGGCGTTCTACGACAAGGCGATCGTCAACCTGGGCCCCGAGGACCGCGACACGTTCAACGTGGCCGTCACCGCTCGCCTGGCCGAGCTGCGGGGCCCCGCGCCCGAGGGCCAGCCCCAGGTGCCGCAGGACGGCCCCACGGCGCCGCAGGAGCAGCCCCCGGTCGGCCAGGAGGCGCTGCCGGAGGACCCGCCGGCTCCGGCGAACGACGCCGACCGCCTCGCTGCCGCGGCGCAGCGCCAGGAGGTGCCGGCATGACGTCGCCCATCTTCGCCGACGCTGCCGCCCGGTGGCGCGAGGTCCGCGACGCCCACCGGGCGCTCGTCGAGACCATGTTCGTGGCCGCCGAGGCCGAGTGCCGGGGCAACCTCCTGAACCGCCGCGGCCGCGACGCCGGCATCGACCCGTTCACGCTGTTCTACGGCACCGAGGCCCGCGCCTACGCCTACGCCTCCGACGAGCTGATCGAGTTCTGGCAGTCGCACCCGCGGCTCCCGCTCGTGGAGTTCGAGCGGCAGGCCGCGGCCGGGCAGTACGTCTCCTGCCCGTCCTGCGGTGAGGCGGTGGCAGCATGACGCTCCCGCTCATCACCGAGGCCGCCGTCGTCCGAGACAACCGCTCGGCACGCTCGAAGCAGCGCAAGCTCGGCCCGTCGTCCGTCGGCACCTGCAGGCGGCTCGCCGGCTACCAGCACCACGGCACCCCGAAGTCCAACCCCGAGCACGGGTCGGGCCCCGCGGCGCTGTGGGGCACGTGGCTCCACAAGGGCGCGCTGGACGCCATGCGGTCGGAGTGGGGCGCGATCATCGAGACGACCGTCGAGGATGACGTCCTCCGCGGTCACGTCGACGCGCTGCACCTGCCGGCCGAGCTGCTCGACCTCCTGCCCGCCCGGTACCGCAATGGCACCCCGGTGGCCGACGTGCCCACGGTCGACGACCTCAAGACGAGGCGTGACGGGCGCATGGTCGAGCTCGTGCGGTCGACCGGCCCCAAGCGGTCCGAGCTCTACCAGACGCACCTGTACGCCGACCTCCTGCGGTCCGGCAAGATCAAGCCGCTGAAGCGTCAGGAGCCCCTGGTCGAGCTCGGCCCGATCGACGTCCAGCGGGTGGTCCTGCGGTACGTCGCCCGCGACGGCTCCGGCGCCGAGTACGTCTACGAGCAGGCCTACGACCCGGCGATCACCGCCGAGGCGCACGAGTGGGTCGCCCAGGTCCGCACGTCGGAGTCCCCCGAGGACCTCCCGCGCGACCAGGACGGGCCCGGCCTGTCCTACGTCTGCGACTCGTGCCCGTTCCTGCGCGAGTGCTGGGGCGAGGAGGTCGAGGGCCTGGTGCCGCAGACGCGGCTCATCGTCGACGACGCCGACGCCACGGCGATGCTGGCCGACTACCACCGCGGGCTCGTGCTGACTCGCGAGGGCGACGCGCTCAAGAAGCGAGCTCGTGCTGCGCTCGACGCGTCGCCGCGGGCGATCTTCACCGACGGCGAGCGGGCGTTCGTCCTCGGGTGGTCCGGCGGCGGCAAGGTCGGCGAGTCCAAGCCCGACGTCGACGCGATGGTCCGGCTGTACGAGGAGGCCGGCCTCGAGGTGCCGATGAAGGCGCCGGCCCCGTCGCGCCCGGCGATCGCTGTCACCCCGTACGACGTGCCCGACGCCACCTGCCAGAAGGACGTCGAGGGCGACGGCATCTGCGGGCTCAAGGAGAAGCACAGCGGCCGCTGCGCCGTGTTCCGCGAGCCCTGAGCACGACCCGGCGGCACCCTGCGCTCGCCTCTGCGCCTCGCAGGGTGCCGCCGGCCCCGTTCTGCCACCTGACCGCCACGCGGCCCGCACAGCGCCGCTGAGGGAGACACATGTCCACGATCGTCCGCACCACCGCGCCCCACTACGGGCGCACCCCGCGCGAGCTGCTCCGCGATCCGAAGATCACCGCCCGCGCCAAGGCCCTCTACGGGCTGCTCGACGACTACGCCGACAGCGAGGGCCGCGCGTTCCCGTCGCGCCGCCTGCTGGGCGAGTCGCTCGGGTGCTCCACCGACTCGATCGACCGCGCCGTCGCCGAGCTCGAGGCCGCCGGGTGGCTCGCTCGCACCGTCCGCCGGCGTCCCGACCGCACCTTCGCCGCGACCGTCTACTCCCTCGAGTGGTCCCCAGGGGGTAGCCGCACCNGTGCGGCTATGCAGCCGCACGGGTGCGGAGGGGGTAGCCGCACCGGTGCGGAGGGGGTAGCCGCACCCGTGCCCACAGAAGAAGAACCACAAGAAGAAGAACCACAAGAAGCTCTCATGCTCACCGCTGACGCGGCGAGCGAGCGCGCTCCGGCGTCCGGGCTGTCCAAGCCCGAGCGCGACGGCCTGTTCGAGCAGTTCTGGTCGACCTACCCCCGCAAGACGGGCAAGGGCACCGCGCGCTCGAAGTTCGATCGCCTCGCTCGACGCGACGCCGCGCTCGCTCGGGCCGCGATCGACGGCGCCCGCCGCCTGGCCACGGATCCGAACCTGCCTGAACCGCAGTTCATCCCGCACCCCACCACGTGGCTCAACCGGGAGGGCTGGCACGACGAGCCGCTCCCTCCTCGCGCGCCAGCTGCCGGGTTCACGCCCTACGTCGACGCCCCCGCCGCCCACCCGGCCGGCGGCGACTACTTCGGAGAGGACGACCGCTCATGACCACGCTTCCCGCCCACCTGCAGGCGATCCTCGAGCGAGGCCGCGCCACCGCTCGACCCGCTGGCGACGAGGTCGACCTCGAGCCGGACCGCCTCACGGTCGAGGACGTTGCCCGCCGTCGCCGCGCTGCCCGCCGCCGGCTGTACGACGAGTCGGTCCCCGCGCGCTTCACCGACGCCACGCTGGCCGACCTCGCCCCCGCCGCGGAGTGGACCCCGAAGATCGCCGGGTGGCTGAGCTCGGACTCGCCGACGCTGCTGCTCTACGGCGGTGTCGGAGTCGGCAAGACGCACGCCGGCTACGCCGTGCTCCGCGCCGCGGCCGACGCGGGACGCTACGTCGCCGGGTTCCGGCTCGGCGACCTCCTCGACGCCCTGCGCCCCGACGCCGCGCCCTCACGGCTCCCTCGGGTCGCCCAGGACTCCGACGTGCTCCTCATCGACGACCTGGGCGCCGAGCGGGCGACCGAGTGGGCCGTCGAGCAGTTCGAGTCGCTGGTCGACCACCGCTCCCGCGAGGCGCGACGCCTCATCGTGACGACGAACCTCGACGGCGCGACCTTGCGCCAGCGGTACGGCGACCGCGCGCTGTCCCGCCTCCGGGGTGGAGCGACGGCCGTGCAGCTCGCCGGCGCGGACCGACGTCGGGACCTCTGGTGAAGCGCACGCCCATGAAGCGGGGTGCGCCGCTGCAGCGCGGCACGGCCGGCCTGTCCCGGTCCGGGGGAGGCCTGTCCCGCTCGGGCGGCATGCCGTCCCGCCAGAAGCGGATTCCGCCCCGCTCGAGGTCGCGCCCCCGCGAGGGTGTCACCGACGAGGTCGCCCAGGAGGTCATCCGCCGCTCCGGCGGCATCTGCGAGCGGTGTCGCGTCCGCCCGGGGACCGAGCTGCACCACCGGGTGACGCGAGCTCGGGGCGGCCCGCACGACGCGTTCAACCTGGCGCACCTGTGCGGGGAGTGCCACCACGTCTGGGCCCACGGCGAGAACGAGTACCCCTGGCTGGTGCCCGGTTACTTCATCCGGGGCGTCTACCACGGGATCGACGAGGCCTACCGCGCGCAGTACCCGCCGCGCCCCCTCGAGCCATGACTTGATAAACGTCAAGCCCCAATGGTACGCTTCACTTGTCAAAACGAAGGGAGGTGAGGCATCATGAACAAGGACTTGAAGCGGCTGATCAAGGCGCTCGAGGACGCGGGTTACACCGTGGGCAAGACCAAGGACGGTCACCCCACGATTCACGCGCCCAACGGCAACTGGGTCACGAACTTCGCTGGCACCCCCAGCGATCGTCGCGGCTGGCGGAACGGGCTCGCAGCCCTGAAGCGGTCCGGCTTCAAGTGGCCGCCCTAGCGGGCGAACCACTCCGGGCCGGGAGCAGAGCAATTGCTCCCGGTCCGGGTGGGGCCACCATCCTCCCACCCCCACCCCACCACCAGGAGCGCACCATGAAGTTCAACATCGAGGTCGAGCTCGCCGAGCGCGACGTCTCCGAGGCGGCACTCGACAAGCTGCTCGACACCTTCGACGGGCTGCACCCCGCGGCCACCACTTCCGCCCGCGGCTGGATCACCGTGATCCTCACCGTCGAGGCCCCCAACCTGCAGGTCGCCGTCGCATCCGCCCTCGGGCTCGCCCCCGTGCCGGCCGTCAGCGTGACCGGCATGACCACCCGCGAGTACGACCGGCGCGTCGACCAGGAGGTCCCGGCGATGCCCGAGCTGCTGTCCCTCACCGAGGCGGCCGAGCGGCTCGGCGTCTCCCGTCAGGCCGTCCACCAGCGCATCGAGAGCGGGTCGCTGCCGGCGGCCAAGGTCGGCAACGGCTGGGCGATCGCCGCTGCAGCTGTCACGCCTCCGGCTCGCTCGAGGGCGACCGCGCCGGCCTGA